TCTTCTAAAGTTACACTGGGTCTTTCCATTCTTTCTGCCATACGCTTAAATTTTTCTTTTACTAATGCATCAGCATAATTGTATGCTTGTTTAGCAGTGTTAGCTATTATGCTATTAAGGTATTTATCTGTAACTTCAGGAAGAGGCCCCCGAGCAGCTTGTTTTAATGATAATTTAATAGCTTCGGTAAATAGTACCGGTGCCATATTAGCCGCAAACATATCTCTGGCAGCTTCAGTTTCTTCATGTTTCATATCTTCATTCCAGCTCATACCATAAATAAAGAAACCGCAGTTTTTGCATATGCCTACAGTATCATTTTTATAACCACAGTACTCACATATATGTTTTAATTTTTTAGCCATTTAATTTTTTTAGTTTTTCAAGATTAGATTGTGATTTAGATATCTTAAACCGGTAAACCCATCGGGCATCTGAAAATTCATTGGTATAGTCAATATCAAGTCGGTGTAATATTTCTTCCACTTCTTTAACCTGCTCTACTCTGTTTCTGTTATAGATAACAGATACACCAATACCATAAGAGGTAGGATATACATCAATGCTATGTTTTTTAACCAGTTTAGCACAGTACTTGGCCAGGCTTACAAAAACACTCTCCTTATATACCTGTTTCATTACCCACTCATAGGTAACGGTCATTTTCTTAGGCAGTTTTAAGGTTTTAGCAAACATCTCTGCAGTACCGTCATAGTTTATACCATCTGAGATATCGTGATCCCATTTAGAATATAACCATTCTTTAGCTTCTTCCGGATCGCATTCATCATTATCATTATACATATCCTTCCAGAAACCAATAGAGAAACCTTCTTTAGCTAATCTTTCAAAAAGTCCTTCCTCGTATTTCATAATTTTTTATAGTGTAGCCTGGTTGTTTCTGAAAGATAAACCTGTATTTCAGTTTTAGATTTTTTAACCATGTATAGCATAATATTTCCTTGTAGCATCATAAATTGTGATATATTGTCACCATTAGCAAAAGCAGCTACCTGAAAATTAACATCTTTCATTTGTTCTTCATTGACATTTATATTGCCAACTACTCTGAAGTCTTCTAATTTAATTTCTTTCATAGATTTTTTGTTTTTAGTTATTACGGGATCATGTTGTAATTCTAACCAGCGTTCATACAGATCTGGTAATTCTTCCCTCATTACATCTTTCAGCTGAGGATCAATAATAGCGATTAAAGAAGCATCTGTCCACATATAGGACTCCAGCAGATCCTTTGCACTATCAAAAGTAGCTACAACTGCAGGAGGAAAGTCTTCCGGACTGTAAGCATATGCCATTATCAATGGTTTTTCCAGTGAAGGATGAGCATTAGCGATTGACCAGGCCTGAAAGAAATTACCTTCTTCCAGGTCTACATAATTTACCAGCATAGTTTTGCTGTCAGCGATTTTCTTCATTGTCTTGATTTTTAATTATAATTTTTACTGAGTGAATGCCTCCTACGTAAGTATGTGTTATATATAGTTTATCATCTTCATAGGGGAAATTGCACATTTCTTTTATTTCTTTTGATTTTACCGGCTTAACGCTTTTGGGTACTGTTTTCTTCATAAATTCGAACATAGTCTCAAAAGAGTCAAAGCTTATAAGTATCCACTGATGTTTAGCACTCATATAGCGATAGGGTTTGTACGCATGGTATTAAGATTAATAAATACTCCTCTGTATTCCAGATAGTATCTGTTTAGCATAGACCACAGTAAAGAGTATGCCCATGAAGCTACCATATTATTGATAGTGAGATCTTGCTGTTCCAGGGCTTCTGCTAAAGAGCAACTGGGCCCATCATTCTTGCTATCCTTCATATCAGGAAACTCCTCTACCACGTTAGGTAAACGATCTGCAGTTTCATATTCAGATTCCGGTTGCTCGATAGAATTTATCGTACCTAATATTACCTGGCCGGTGTCTCTGTCATTACCAGTATCTAACCAGTAATACCCTGTACGCTGAGGCTGGGCATAATTACTGTTATTAGGATATTTACCTACGCCCCGGGCAAATAGCTTACGGGTAACAGCTTTATCTACACAAGTAATAAGAATATTATTCCGGTGAGCTATTACCTGATCGACATTAAGTATTCTGCTTGGTATAGCCTTCCATGCAAATCCATAGAAACGGTTTATTCTGCTTATAAGTACTGAGGCTTTATTATAGCCTATATCACTTTCTGTAAACAGTTGTCTGCCTGCATTAGCTTCAGTAACAATATCATCATCTACAAGTTGTAGCTTTAATCCTTGCTGGCCCAGTTTGAGCATAGCATGGTTCATCCTGGCTAATTTATTTACCAGTTCTGATCCGGTACCACCAGCTCCTACCATAGTTACCGTAATAGGATTAACAGAATTAATCAGTTCTGAAGTAATGTAGTGTCTCATTTTTTCGTATAAGTTTTTCTACGGTTAAATCTTTAACAGGCTTTAGCTTGCTTGTAGGAAAAGGTTTTTTGCTGCCTACGATTTCTGTAAGCATTTTTATATCTGCACCATGATCAGAGAAATTACTTTTCAGATAAGCATCTTCCCAGGATGTAATATATTTCATTATATCAGTTTCAGACTTCTTGCCTCTTGCTGTACCCATACATATTTTGTTTCCCATATTGTTAGGTAAGGGTGAAAAGAATAATTTTGTAGAGGCTTTTATATTGCTGGTTTTTACAGCATATACAGAAAGACTTCCTTTAGCCATTACAAAAAGAAGGTTAGGCATATTAACTATACCACAAAACTTCTCATTAACATGATTAAAGTGTGTTGGTTGTGCGGGTCTGTGCCAGATATACAATCTGTCTGCAGGACTGGTATTAAAATAAATCAGGTTTCTGTTTATCAGAGTTCCGGATCTTATAAATTCATATCCTTTGGGTGCAAACACATTTCGGATATTTCTTATACCTTCTGAGGATATAGGTTTTGCTTCACCTATCTGGCCGTTTCTTATTGTAGCCAGTTCTATGTAGTATTTATCTTCCATTTCTTCTGCATCCATATATTCCGGATTGTCAGAGTACATAGAAGAAGATTCATAAACGATCAATAAGAGTTTTGGTTCCGTTACGGATACTGAGCTCCTCGTTATAAACATCGGCTATTTCGTGTGTTAGTTTAAAGAAATTTTCATAAATATTATATTGTTCATTATACTTGTCTAAGTTTTGTAAATCTGGTATCTGCAGAGTTCTTCGGAAATATCCATAGTCCTGGTTATTTTCCATAATATACTGAAGTTCTGAAGTAAAATTATCATCATTCTTCCAACAAAAACCTACCAGATCTAATGGGTCAGCTCTTTCATCATTATAGTGCCTGTTTAAAGCAGATACATCATAATCGATATCAGGCTGATACCAATCTCTGTAATCCAGACAATCCATCAACTCAAAGGTCATTAACAGCCACTTTTTAACAAGATTCATAAATGAACCTTTGGGCCTCATTCTATCTATTCTTTCTTTTATAGCCTTTCTTTCCCACCAGTTAATCATATTAAAGTTTTCATCCTTAATAGTCTTTTCGATCTTAGCAGGAAATCCTTTCATTTCTTCTACTTCAGCTCTTAATTCTGAAAGTGTCGGTTCTTCATAGTAAGACTCTTTAACCTTTGTTTTCCATTCATCATGTATCTGCCATGAGATATTACTCCACCACATTGGTATATATTTTACTGCATGCAGGTATCTTAATAAGCGTAAGACAACACCAAATAGGCTTCTGCTTCTTTTATATACTTCTTCTATCCAGTGTAAGGGAGCCAGCTTAGGCCAATCCCAATATTCTGTATCTACATAATAGATTAGCTCATAAGATCCGGAGTTTCCATATTTTTCATAAAGCATCCATGGGTGGTTAACTTGATCAGACATACAGCGAAGAAGGTAGGCTAAAAATTGTGAAGGCTTTGTATGCCTATCGAATAATTGAGTGCCTAAATAGGCATCAGAATACTCCTGCAGGTCATATCCTACATCTCTGAGAATATCTATTGCCTGGGCATCGCCTATTGGTATATTTATACTGCCTCTTAAGTCTAAGGAATTAATGGAATCTCTGAACTTGGTAGCAGCTGTCTTTCTTCTAACTGGTTTTTTTCTTCCATTAGAATTGCTCCTATTGCTTGCTCGTCTTGCCATGTTTCACGATAATGTTTCTTGTTATCATCTTTCTCGGTAATATACTTATAGTATTCCCTGGGTAGCATTATCCTTTTGTTTTAGCAGTCTTGGAAATATTAAATACCAGCTTATCTTTTTTTACCTCGGACTTTCCTACTGAAGCAGTAGTCATTGCCGGTACTGTAGCTGAGTACAGTTCAATAATCTTTTCCGGAGGTAACGTGGGATTAATATCCGGATAATCTGTTCCATCAAAATGGAATACTCTTTCAAGTTTCTGATGTTTTGCCATTTTAAATATGTGCTAAATAGTTGTGTGGATACATTTGTTCAATATATTCTTCAGCTCTTTCGGCTGCACGCTCAGGTGATGATCCTCTTTCAATCATAACTTTAATCTCTTCCTGCTTTTTCTTTTCCCGCCAGGCATTAAGCATAGTTCTGCATTCCTGAACAGCACCTTTGTTTCTTCCGTCAAAATAGTTTTTCTCTGCCATTTTTAGGATAAACATAAACACCATTCTGGTAAATGATTGCTGTAGCGTAGGGTGTGTTCTGTTAGCCAGCTTATCAGTAATAGTTAGGATATCAGCTCCGGTTGAGTTAAGAAATTTCTCTATTTCACGGGCTGCATCTTCAGGTGGTGTAGGTCTTACCTGATATTCGGATAGTTCTACAAGATGTCCATGTACCTGCTTTATAGCTTTAAACAGTTCTTCTCCATCTATACCTTCAGATGTATTAGCTTCTATATGATCGATAATCATTTTCAGATCATTCCTGTCATGGTAAAGTTTGTTAGATAAGTCAGTATTCATTACAGTAGTTTTTTAAGTTCAAGTTCTAATTCAGCTATTCTTACTTTATTAAAATTCTTAAGAAAGTCTATCTCTCTGTCAGTTAAATTATGATATAAAGCATCGGTACAATGTACGGTCTCATAAGATCGTACCTGGTATTTATGTGTATCAGGAGACTCAACAAATGCCTTTCTCTCTCTGAGTTCCGTAAAGATAGCTTCTACACGGTTTAGTCTTTGTTCTTCATTGGTCATTTTCTTCTTCTTTAAACATATCAATTTGCCTAAGTTTCCAGTAATCGGCTTTAAACTTTTTCCTGCAGGTGGGCCCCATACACATACGGATCGATTTAGGGCTTTTTAAGGGCTTAAAGCACTTAATACACCTGTTGGTCATATCATGTCCAGTTAGTTGCTCTATAGCCTTAAAATTACGTTTTGTCCATAATTTTTTAAGATCAAGCTCACAGGCATCACAAGAGGACTTAGGCTTCACGATAATGGTATATAAATCTTCCTTATTCATCAAGTTTAAATTTACACAAATCCATCCAGAGGTCTTCCAAGCTATTATATTTAGGTTTTAAACTATCGCTTATCTCTGTCCAGTACATAGGATCTATTCCATTAATATGTCTTTCCAGCTCTTTGCGTAATTTAAAGTTTACCTTCTGAATATCTATAGCTATCTTAATACCTTCTACAATATCCATTGTCCAGCCTTTCTTCATATACTTTCGGATACGCAGCAAGCTGCTTAATGGATAATCACTTCCGGTATAGATCAATTCTTTGTCAGTAATTAATCTATAAGTCTCAGGAGGTACTACCAGTATCTTTTTCTTAACATCATAATAAGATCTGATATGTGCCCAGTCAAAGCTATCAGTAATACCTTGAGGAGATCCATAAAAACCTTTTATAAGCTGAATGATATAGGTATGTTCTCCACGTTTAAATTCAAAGGTAAGAGCATTTTCAGTATCAGATATAGGTTTTGTCTTTTCTGTAAAATTGCTTTTCTTAATTGCTAATTTAGGATCTTTTCTAAAGTAAACATCTATATCATTGACAAATTCACCCATTAACATAGAAGGAATACAACCACCAGTTATATAGGCCTGTTCTTTTATAAAATCTCCTAAAGCTGAAGGTACTCCTCTGTGAGCAAAATCTTGTATGATAGAATCTAATATATTTTTTACCGCTGATGTTTTCATTTTTTCTGATTTAATGTATCAACTAATTGTTTTACATTTTCTTTTAACAATCCTTTGTCCTCAAGCTTAGATACTATTTGGGTAGCAAACAGAAGATCATATCTCTTTTTAAGTTCATCAGCAATTTCTTTTGCCCTTTTATCAATATGTTCTTTTGGACTATTCCAGTTTCGATCAGCATGAATTTTATGCTCAATATATTCTTCCAGGCTTAATTCTCTTTTTGAATCGCTATAACCATCTTTTGAGAATTTGGTAGTGTCTAATATTTTTGCAACAAATCGTTGTGCTTTTCGGTAAATAGTTTTTCTTACATCTTCCTTTACAACTCTTTGGATAGTATCTTCTATCTGTTTTTCGGTGTCTTTTTTTATCTGAGCAACAACCTCTCTTTTGATAGTTTTTATAAGTTGTTTTTCAAGCTCTCCACTTGAAACATGAAGTTCGCTTACGTCTATTGTAATTATCATAGGTTCATAGTATTTTGGCCACCTTTGCTGGCTTTATCAATTTTCTCTTTAACTTCTTTTGTATCCTTAATGCTTTTGGCCTTTCCGTAGTGTCCGAGAGCATCCTGGTATTTTTTCGCTTCCATGGCTTTATCGCCTTTGGATATAAGGGCTTTGTATTCTTTTTCCTTTTTCTCTTTCTCATCCTTAGCTTTTTTAGTTTGTTTCTCTTTTTCTTTAAGCTGGTCTTCAAAAGCTTTTACATTGTTACAGAAATCTGTTACTTTCTCCATAGGAGAGGCAATATCATCTAAGAAATCGCTGTCCAGTTTTTCTGCAGTATCAGTAAAGGTTAATGGAATAAAATTGTGTGTAGCAGGATCATCAGCTGCAGATACAGGAAGAAAGACAACCGTAAGTTCATTAAGGTTCTTTTGAACAGTAATAGTAATAGACTTTAATCCTTTGCCCAGGTATTTCTCCATTTGTGTAAAGAAGTTCATATTACCCTTATGTGATATAGCTAATCCGGAGCCGGTAGTTGTTTCAGTTACGCTATCAGCACCTATAGTAATATTTTCATCACCCGCCTGTTCATTGTTTTCTTTTACTATTTGTTCATAGGATTTTTCTTCCACTGGTTCATCATCCACTGTTTCCTCTGTAGTATCAATTGCACTTTCTGTTGATTCATCCGGAGTATCATCTTTAATAGCTTTGTCTTTTTCAAGTTTCCAGCTATCATCCTTAACTGGATCTGGATCTGGTTCAGAAACTTCATCAGGTATCTCTTTAGGATCTACACCGACACCACCTAAAGTTTTACCTTTAAGTATATCGGTTACTTCACCGGTTTCTTTATTAACTTTAAATGCAGGTTTACCTGAAGCTATATGCCTGTCTATATTAGCCTGAGTCCATATACTTGTACCTCCATTGCAACCCTCAAAAGGACATGTTTCAATATGCTTTTCTGCTTTAAATAAAGTATGGCACTTATCACATATCCATTCTTGCTTTTCACCAGGCTTAACCATACCATCTTCATATTTCCACGGTTTAACACCACTATCAATTACCTTCTTTTTATTATCAGAAGTTAAAGGATAAATTGTAGTACTGCTGCAACCAGCTACAGGACAGGTATCAGGCTTTTGCTGTTCAGTTATAATGGCACCGCATTCAGCACATAAGTACATTCTGTAAGCACCCTTTTTAGTTACAGGTTTTTTCAGTATTGTTTCCTGGCTACCAAACATATCTGGCTGTTCTACTTTTTCTCTGATTTCTTTCTTTTTAGGCTCATCCTTTTTAGTAGTATTTAGCCTTATTTCGGTACTTTTACATTTAGGGCAACGACCTTCGCCTATATCATCATAAACATGGCCACAGTCTGAGCATTTGTACTTTCCAAATTTTTGTTCACTCATTATCTATTTGTTTTTGTATTGTTGAATAATCTTCTACGGTTAATGGCACACTGTATGTAGGATCTGAGCATAAATGTAAAGTAAAGGAATCCGGATAGTAATACCATTCCAGACCCCTAAACTTTACAACGCTGATTTTGGTGTGATCCATTATAACTGATTATGATATAAAAGTTCGTCGAAACGCTGATCTTGCTCAATCTTTTGTCTTATACCAAACATATTAAGCAAGAACAATCCAAACATCTGATTACGATCATAGATAACAGATATATCTATTTTCTTCGCACCAGGATTTAGGGTATTGGTGCCATAATTATAAAAATCATACAGGCTGATATTATCCTTGTTAGGCTCTTTAATATACATCTTTGTAATAGCAGAAATCTGGTCGGTATTCAGGGGAGCTTCAATCTTTTTATCAATAACATTATGTACTGCATTGGTATATAATTCTCCGATAGCATTGGTAGCTGCCAGCTCTCCAAAATCTACAGTAGACATTTCGTTAAAGATCATATGGTCAAACTCCCTTTTAATACTGAAACGCTGTGCCCAGGCATTTAAGATCGTAAATATCTTAGCTAAGTCCTGAATAGAATTCTTGCCATAGGTACTGATAACCCAGTTGCCGAAAATACTCATATTCTGACAAATATTTACCTGAGTGCCCCAGGCTATCTGAATACCATTTTCCGTATAACCGATAGCTACAGCACCAGTATCATTATCGTTAGCCTCGTTGTTGATCTTATACATAGTTACCAGCCGGTTAAAGTGCCAGCGATCAATATCTCCGTCTGCCTGTTTTGTAGAGGCACTTTCTGAAAAACGTGCTCCTGCATAAGATACCCAGATATCTTGCAGTGTAACGTCCAGAGAATTTTTATCAAGCAGTGTTCCTACCTGATCAATAAGTTCATAATGTTCCAGTGGCCTGTTACGTGGAGGCATACGGGAAGCATCCAGAAGTTTTGCTGATTGTTGCAGCAATCCATAATCAATAGTTTTTACTTTTTCTTTTTTAGTAAAATCAAATGTTTCCATTATACTTGTGTTATTTTGTTATAGTCATTACAATCCCCTCCATTTTCAGAGCTGAGAGGACAATTCTTGCATAGTTCTTCAGAAGCATTAAAAGGCCAGTTGGCCTCCTTCATATAGTGGAGTTCACGGATAGTGCTTTTCATGCGTTCTATCCATTCTTTAGGTCGGTTGTTATTATTATTGCCAGGATCCCGATAAGTTCTTTCAAACAGCCTGAATTGATCTGTAAGGTCAGCTACTTTATAACCAAAAACCATATAGAAAAACCTTACCATATCCTCCTTGATAACCTGCTGTATAAAATCGGTAAAGACGTTTTTATATCCTATCCTTTCTTCAAATTCCGGATTCATCTGAGCATTCAGTTCATAATCAAATTCTCTGATCAGCCAGTGTGTCATGTCTCCCTGAGCATGATCTATAAAAGAGGGTGATCCCCAGCACCAATCTCCATGTGTATTGGTAATATCTCCAGTAGCTTTCAGATCTATTACTGCAGGTGATAAGACCCACTTCCCTGTTTCTTCATTGAAAACAGTTATTGTAGTAGGAAATATATCCATTTCTGTTCTGCAGTAGATTCCATCTTTCAGCTTACGGGTTATCGGAACCTGAGTATTAACACCAGGAATAACATTAATCATATGTTTTTCACATAGAATAGGAAAACGTGCTGCTTGCATCTCTAAGCGTTCCTGATTGATAAGTTTCTTACCAGTTCTCTTATGCTTGGGCAATTCAGTTACTCTCTTACCACCTCTGCCAGATCCCAGGCATAATGTTTCAAAGAAATGGCCTTCATTCATAGGAGGAGTTTTAGGCTTTTTGTATTCTCCGGTGATATATATACCACGTATCTTGCGGGCACAGACTTCTTTCTTTTCACCATAATGGTTATTAATCTCTTTAGTAAGAGTCTGGGTAAGGAAAAACTGTCGCTTCTCCTTTTTCTTAATAACAATGTTTGGCTTTTCTGCTGTATCAGCAATAGCTTTATCTGTTGGTTCTTTCGGAGGTATCGGCCCAGCTGGTTTAGTTTCTTCCGGTTTAGTTTTCTTTCTGTCCGGAAACGTATCCCATATATCAGCTTTCATGTTACAGCCTGTACCTGGTTATAAAATTCTTCAGCATTTTTAAGCACCTTAGCCAATTCCTGATTAATATCATCTGGCTCGCTTACTTTCACGGTAATATATGCAGGCATCATTTTTACTGCATCTAACACCTTATTCCAGCGGATAGATACAGTATCTCTGTCCTCAGCTACTTTAACGATCCATTTAAAGAAGTATTCAGCTGTAGACCTTGCATAGCTTACAGATAACTGATCGATATGAATCAGTGCATCTATAGCTGCAGACTGAGCTACACTCATAGCTGTCTTTCTAACAGCTACCGGATCATTATAAGAAGATCTGCCTTTTTGCGGAGGTTTAACATATTTAATCTTAACATCTCCTTTCTGGTTTTTGGAAGATGTGTATTCTACCTCTCTGCCTACGGTAAAAGGCATTTTACCTTTATACTGTTCAGAAATGTAATAATTACCCTTTGTACCATCTTCAAATTCTATTTCGAAGGTGCACATGTTTCCACCATCCTGAGCTGGCCAGGTATCTATCAGCTTGGAGGATACTACTTTTGATTTTGTTCCCATGTTATTTAGTTTATGGAAGGAGGCATTGTTCTTTCGCCTTTACTCCCGGTTATTATTATATTTTTTGCGTGTTCCAAATATGCTATAGCTTCAAGAGGAGATAGGTTATTGTGAGTAACACTTAAATTAGCAAATTGTGTATCAGGATTTATCTTAACCTTAATTATAACTTCTCTTATTATAACTTTATCAGCCATATTATTCATGTATATACCCTACAATTCTTACCTCTCCGATATCATCATTAACCTTTTCCAGTACCAGCAGCTTGTTATACTTACCGGCTATATCGGAAATAGCTTTTAATCGCTCATGTCCGTAATCACTTGCACTGCCACCATCGATGAGCTTTCCTTCACTGATCTGACAGGCCAGCTCAATAAAAGCAACCTTAACAGTAGTTTCTGATATTTGACTTTCCCTCAGAGGCAGGCCATTGATAGTAATATCATCCTCTTCCATAGATATTCCTCCGGGCAGTTTACTTTTAGCCAGGATATCTGCCTTAGTTTCTCTGTCCAGTCTTATAGATTCATCAGCTTCTTTCCATTGCTCAGTAACCTTAGTTAATTCCTCTTGCTTGCTTTTCTTTTCTTCTGCTAAAGTTTTAATCCTTATAGTTTCTTCAAGAAATGCTTTACCTTTCGCAAGTCTTTGTTCCAGGGCATCTTTACTTACAACGTCTTTAGGTACTTTTTGCTGTTTTATAGCTATCTCCTTGTCTATTTCAGCGATTCTTTTGTTAGCTGTTTCTTCAACTACTTCAAGTTCTTTCTGACTGCTTTCAATTTCAGCTTTCCAGTTACGGATATCTTCTTCCGCTTTCTTAATTTCTTCCTCACGCCTGGTAATCCATCTTTCGAGCCGTGCTTTTTCACCAACAATATCATCAGGAATAGCTGCTTTTTCATCAGCCAGGGTTTTAATAGCCTGTTGTATCAGTTCAATATCTTTCCCTACCAGGTCAACCTGCTGCAGTTCTGTTTCTATCTCTTTTACATTGGCTTCTACCTTTTCAATAATCTCCAGTTGCTGCTGCTGTTCTTCGGTAATTGTTATACTTTCTACAGCCTGTAATAGTTTTACTTTATCACGGGCAAGATCCCTACGGTTTAAGAATGCTGTACCACTGTTAGGATTTATCCTGCTGTCAATAGCGTCGAGCTTTTTTATCTCCTCATCCGTAAGACACTTCATAAGGAAGTTATCCTGCAGTTTACGGATACCTGGCAGGCTTTTGGTATGTTCCCATATCTCATGGATAGAAAGCATCTCTATGCCTCCTAAAAGCTCTCTTATCTTACCTGCTGATTTAATAGGCTTGCCGTCTTCATCAATAGCATAGAAAGATCCTTTCTGATCGAACTTATTAAAGTTATGGATAATGGTTATCGGATTACCGTGTTTATCAGGAATGGTAGCTTTTACCGTACCTTGTTCTTCACCGGTTGTCAATGGTTCTTCTGTCAGGCTCCTGGCTGTCCATTGTTCCTTGAGCATTGTTCTCAGAGAGGTTTTACCTGATTCGTTAGGCCCCTCTACGATAAGTACATTAAATCCTTTTAGATTAAATTCCTTATCTTTTAATAGTTTGTAATTTTTCAGGTCTAAGCTGATATCAAATGTTTTTGCCATTATTTTTGGTTTTTTACCTTTTTCCATAACTCACATAGATTACGCTGATCATATACTGTAACATTGTGTCCGCTGGTATAGTGAATTATAAATCCAGGATAATGAATATCTTTTATTTTTTGCTGTTTTTTAGTTTTCGTAATTCCACTTATATCCGGATTAGCAAGATCCAGATCATGTGAATATAAATCTTTCGCACTTTTAACGATTAAGGTTTCTATTATCATCGGTATTTTACATGTTTAAGAAGTGATTTTAACCATTCTAATTCTTTCTTAGTATCTGCTGTTCCTAAAACCTTAAGATGGGGAAATTTCTTCGATGGCTTTTTGGGATTATGTGTAATAAAGACTACTTGAGTCTGAGTGTTGAGCATCAGGGCATATTTGCCGTCTGTCTTATCTTTTAATCCGTATATATAGTGTTCTAATAACGGTTCATCCGCCGTTGGTGGCCGTAAATCCGGATCTCTTGAGTGTAAGATCATATAGATCTCTTTCATTTTTCCCATGTTATTCTGTTTCGTAAGTAAATAGTCCAGTTGCAGGTGCAGATAACAGCTTATAGCTATTATCTATCATTATGCAGTTTCCACCGGATTTACGCATAAACTCTGTTAGGCCTTCTCCGATGAAGGTTATTTCTTTTTTCTCTGTATCAATAAACATTTTCATCTGGTTTCCAGTATTAAATATACAAAATATTATCCGATTAAAGAGTATGCAGCATTAAGTTTCTTAAACATTTTCTCCGCATATTTTTCATTGCCTCTATTCTTATCTGGGTGCCACTTCATAGCCAGTTTGCGATAAGCTTTTTTAATTTCTTGCTTAGTAGCATTTCGTGGCACACCTAATACAACATAAGGATCATCATCATCCAAAATACCTATAGCATCTTCTTCACTCATTCTGTGAAAGAATTCTCTACGCCACTGGCGGGAATTTCCATAGCCTTCTCTTTCTGGATCGTATGTTTTATAACCGTCTAAGAATCCCATAGAGATAACTGTTAATTTGACTTTATTCCAGAGTAAGTAATATTTCTGGGGTGTAATCCACAGAACTTTAATAATGTTTTTGCAGTATGCTCTCTTTTACCGAGCAGTCTTTCTGAAAGCAGCACATATATTGGAAACGGACAGTAAGAAATTGAAAGATATAACTGTTGATTTAATACAGCATATCCCTGATAGTTTCCTTTATTCTTATTGATGTTACTGTTAATACAGGTATATAAATCCCTTAAAACATAAATAACAGATATACCATTCCTGATATCCATTCTGCTTATCTGAGGTAATCTTAAACCTATAAGCGGAGACTTCAGAATAGTATTTCTGCTATAATCATCATATTGCTGCAAGTGTTTTTCTACCTGATCATATAGATTTTGATCACCGGCAAAACTATTTAAGAGCAGGTCTTCATAATTAGGGTATTCTCCTTTAGTATCCGGGTTTTCTTCCTGAATCGGACAATACCCTCCATTGTCATATAGAAATCGCATTACCATGCTTGTATAAGAGCGTGGCATGCCTGTAACCAGATATATCATTTTTTTGATATTCTTGCTTCATAAGGAACTTCATGGCTTGGTACACCAATAGCTCTTAAATGTTTGCATTTACGATGCCTTCTCCAGCCTGGGCAAGAACAGGCCCAATGTTTTTTGATCTTATGCTGAGAAACAATATAAACTCTGTTGCTGGTTTCGGATTTAACTTCAAAGCGATTTTGCCACTGATCATTATCAGGTAAAACTATGCTTTCATCTATATATATTGTTAATTCGCTCATTTTTTTTTCCTCATATAAATTACGAATAATATTCTGTGAACAAACGGTTGATTGTTGTTGTCTATTCCTACTTGTTTTGTTTCAGTTATAGCAATAACACACCAGCCTTCTTCTCCTTTTTTATTAAAAACATCAATCAAGCTATTAAGATTATTAACATTGAATGTTTCACTTTCAAATTCATACCTATCACGATGTTCTTTAGATGTAGGTTCTTCAGTTTTTTCTGAAGTAGTGGGTTCCGGATCCTTTTTAGAAAATGAATAAATACCCATACGGGTTGCTTTAGCTTTAACAGAATCGATACTCCTGTTTAATGATGAGGCTATTGTAACTGCAGTATATCCAGCTTCAATATGTTCTTTTAGTTGTTTCTCTTCATTTTTACTCCATCTCTGGTGGCTCTTTTCATCTAAAGACAATGTAGTTTGATCCGGATTACCTTTTATATCGTTAGCCTTTTTGCCAGTTTTCTGTCGCACCTGAACATACCAATATACATCATCTGCAACTCTGCGAGCTTCATGCTCATCAGGTGGTAAAGCAACCAGGCGATCCATAACATAGGAGTTTCTTTTTACCTGCTTGATATATCCTTTTTCTTTAAGACCGGTAATGTAGCGAGTAGCCATATTTATCTCCGGCTTTTCTGCGAGTTCTGTCAGAGAAAGTTTCTCTTTAATTTTACCTGTTACTAAATCCCAGGCTGCCAGATAAAACTTCTGTATAGAAATTAAATCTTCTTGTTGTGATCTTTTTTTGCTTGCCATTTTTTCTTTTTTAAGTTTTTACTGTTTTAGCAAGATGTTCAGCGGTAGCATTATTGGTATCAATAATAATATCAGACATAATCTTGCCAATAGCTGTAAATTGGTCTTTAGTTATGCCAAGTACCATTATTTTGTCCATAGCTTCACTTAAAATCTCACCATGTTTAAGCGTCATTTCAGTCATTAATGTGTTTTTTATTATAGTTAAAATTGAATCTGCAAGTAGTTCAGCTCTTTCAGCAGGCATATTAAAACCTACTATCTCAACAATATTCTTCCGGAGTTCTTTCATAGTTCCATTTCTTGAAATACATTATATCCAAAATCTGCCCACCACCGTACTATACCCAACTTATCGTTTCTGTTTTTAGCTATTTCTGTAATAAATAAATACTCCAGTTCATTTTTAAAGCTGGGCATATCCGATACGAGCCTTTCAAAGACGCCAGGCTTGTTTATAAATGCTACCTGAGTAGCAGCATCAAAATACCTTCCGGAACCTCTTAAATGATCCCTGGTGGGCCTGAATGCCTCTTTTAAATTAGTTCTGGCTACTGTATCTTTAGTAAAGTGGTGCAGTGGTATGATAAGGCTACGATAATCACGGGTATCTTCTTCTATAGACTGTATAGTAGCAGCTATATGATCATCTGCCTCATTTTGATTTCTTATAATACGATTGTCGGCCAGCTTCATAATATTATCAATAACCAGAATATTCATATTCTTCTTTTTCTTTCTTTTTTTACAGAAGGTAATGAAGTTCTTTTTTATGTTTTTGATAGTATCACTTTTGGTTACGAAATCTATATCATAATCATCGAATTCATTGCGGGCCTGTACGATCAGGTGCAAATCATCTTGAGTTAGCTTGTAATTCTTACTGAGCAACTGGCTGTCGGTTAGCAATACTGTCTGGCTTATAAAGCAACGGATAATCTTATCATCCGGATCTTCCATACAGTACCACATCACGCTAATATCCTTATGCCTGAGTAAAAGCTGTCTTAAAAGTCTTGTAGAGAATTTAGTTTTACCTACACCTGAAGCACCAGCTATAAGAAATATATTGCCTGGCGATATCTTCAAAATATTATCAAATCGCCTGTTGCCGGTACTATAAAAGGTTTTAATATTTCCTTCTCCACGAATAAATATATCCCTGAATGTTCTTTTAACAGTCTGTTCTACGGTAGAACTGCTTTTAATCTCCCTGAATATATCTATCTCATGTAAAAAGCTTTCCACATTATCCATAATATCGAAAGGATCGGCAATATCATTGTAACACTCCATTGCTTGCTCTCCGAATTTATTTATCATACGCCTTTTAAGATACTGCTGAAAGACTATCATGGTATTATACCGGATATTCATAGGATTAATCATACTGCTACTGAGCTGTGTAATATAATAAGGGCCGCCTATAATCTCCAGCTGTCCTTCTCTTTTCAGATGATTAATAATATTGGCAATATCGAAACTATCATTCTTAGCATATAGCTTTAACAGCTCTCTGCATAAGACTTGATTGTGATCTTTATAGAATATTTCAGGTCTTAGCAGAAACTTTACTTCTTCAATAAATTGTGGAAAGTTTATCATTACAGCCAAAATAGCATTTTCCAGTTCTATCGCCTGTGGAGGTAGCCTGCCATGCTCAAATGAAAAATCTCTCTTTCTTTTAGCCATAATTATTTCTTTATAGACTTTAAAAATTCTTTCAGACTTGATTTAAGCTGCTTGGGAGTATGATTCAGGAATAAATAATAATTCCTGTTAGTAGGATTTGTATTATAAGCTCTTTTAAAGGCTCCAGTGCTGAGGTATTGATACGGTTCAAGCAGCTCTCTATCCTTTTTTATAAACCGACCTTCAACATCTCCGTATTCTTCTTTCCACCAGGAACAATATTCTTTATACCTGCTTACGATATATTTAAAAGTTATCAGTTCATTCTCAAAGGTTTTCTCTTGTCTGGAAATAATTTTATTGATTAACTTAAAGGATTTCTCAGGATCTCCTGCAGGATTAATATTGAAAAATTCCTGAAGAAAAACTTCTTTTTTAACATCCTGCGACATAGGTTTTATCTTCTTCGTCTCTTTTATAAGCATCCGGATCTGGTTCTTCCGGTGGTAGAATATCTTTTTCGAATTCTATTAATTCATTTTTTATTATATCAAAGGCATCATCATAGCCTTGAGTATTAGCTATACGGTATATTTTTTCCGTAAGCTCATTGAGTCTTTTTTCTTTTTGGAATTTTGACATCTTTTAATGGTTTATAATAAATTGTCCAGCCTACACCTGCCTCAAGTACTTCTTCTAATCCGCTGTGAGAATCCAGGTTATGATCTGGTCTGTGCCTGTTGCCTTCTCTTACCTGGTGAGCTATCTCCTCAAGTATTTGAGCAACTTCTTCATTGCTTAGAAGGCTTTCCTCTATCCGGCTTTTTGAATAAGGACTGTTTAGAAAGATTTGTAATAACATCTTGATAAAGTTTAAAGTCTAATCGATATATCTCAGGAAAACGTGTAGCCGTATGCCCACCATAGAAGCGTTCTGCTGGCAGTTCTTTCAGTATAGGTATAAGATCATAATAAAACTGCTCTCTGAGGTGATGAGCATTATTTAGTGCATATAGTCTATAAGTATATTGGCTTAAGCATGGATCAAATTCTGGTTTATCATGGCGTGCATGAATACAAAATTTGCATATCTGGCTGTAGTTTCTTTCATGTTTCTGAAGAAAAATATTTCTGTGCTTTATAGCTATCGGACATAATGGACATTCTTTAGCATCATGCCACCTATGATTATACATTGTTTCCAATATTTCACAAGCGTTGATAAATTCGTCTTTTATCTGTTGTTTATTCATCGTCAATATATTTACTAAGATCCAGTTTAACCTCCATTTTTTCAATAAACCTGAAATAGTACCTTATATCTACACACAATATTAATTCAAGTAAGAACATAATGTTTTGTAGCTTGTGGCGTTGGCCAGGGTAATCGTCGAATATGGTATGGTGATCTCTACAGGATAAAACACCATTCCACTTTTCTGTGACGTATTCCGGAAAGAGGCTTTTTGGAAAAATGTGCATGTAATCGTTTGCAAACCCTCCGCAAAAGAAACAGGTTTGGCCATTGGCTCGAATGAGATCTTGTTTATTATCATGGATCTTATTATTTATAATTTGTTGTTTCTTGGATACAGAAGGCAAGACAGACCGGCCAGATTGGGTAGACCTACTGTTGGTACCGGCCTGCTTGCGTTTCTGCAACTGCTTAACCCACTTATCATCCTTGCGGAGATACTGGTGAACCTTGCAGTAGCCATGAGAAAAAACAAATCTATCGCATGAGGTTTTTTGACAAATTTTGGGCATAACTTGTAAACAATTCCTGGTTAAATACTATTTCTGAATATGTAGTTTTGGATCCTAATAATTGTAATACCATTTGCTTCCATACACCTTTGGTAAAAACAATAAAATGTTTTACTCTAAGGCCGGTTTTACGCATACCCTGATCTAATTCATATAAAGAGATAGTATCGGTTGATCCGGTGAAAACTGTTTTCCATACATACCCATTAGTTAAGTTAACCACACGGTATGAAGAATGACCTAAATCCTTATCATTAACAACCATATATAGCTTGAACTTTTCTCCTGACATACGGGCTATTAATGTTCCAGGCAGTAGTCTGATACGCCTGCATCTTTCTTCAGTCTCCAGTTTTTCATTATGTTCTTTGAGTACTGCAGGAAAGAGTTTATTAAGGACTTGTCTTGCTGCCTGGCTACTTTCCCAGGCTTCAATAATTTCTTTTTCATCGATTATAATTTGGCTCATGCTGTTACTTTTTCAAAATGAAATAAATGTATTACGTCACCCTCGATCTTCCATGCTTTGATGTTTAGATCAGGCTTTGTTGTTTCTCCTATTTTGATGTAGGCATTATATACCACATAGATTGTAGTGTCTCTGCAGACAACTATATATCTATCCGGATTTTCCTTCATCCTTTTTAGCAGATTTGGATTTACGTTTAACAGTGTTAGTTTTTCCAGTGTCGGTTTTTCCATATTTAATTTCTTTAAGTGTATTGCTTGCTTTACCGCAATCCAGGCATAGATAACCAGTATTAGAAAGTTTCTCTCCTTTGGTATATTTAGCCTGTATAAGCAACGTTCCCTGGCAATGTGGACATATACCCTCCTTAACTATCTTAACAGGACTCAGCTGCAAGTAAATAAGGCTAAGAAGTTGTTTTATTGATTGTTCTCTTAAGATATTAAGATGTGTTTTTTGCTTATCTATAACACACTGTATATTATTTGTTGTAGTTTCAGCAGATTCAAGGATATTAGACTCAAAATCATTTCTTAATTGACCAGTTTCTGCATCAATATATGAAAAGAGTTCTTCCTTATTATCTTTAATCATTTCGATACTTTCAGCTATTATTTCGTCAACCTGAAGAAAAGCTTTTGCTATAAGGTTTATTCTGTCAATGTGTATTAACAGTAGTGTGATTGTAATAAAAGTAACCGGCAGTGCTATCATCCAGTTCCAGTAGAACAGAAATCCACAGCTCAGTACAATTATTATAATGGCCAGAATGTTTTTTCCTTTGTCTATCATTTTTTTATTATTTAAAGGTTTTAGTAAAATATGATTGTATTCTTGAACAGCCACATTCCCTGCATCTGACAATAGATCTTTCGATATCAGGTTTGGCTTTAGTTTCAGGAGTAGTATGCCCACACTCAGGACATGTAAAGTAGAATAATTTCTTTTGCCTGGTTATTCGCATAAGCTCAAGACTGGTGATCCATATAATCATTACCCATGGATCTTTTACATTATCCAGTCTTTTAATAGGCTGTACCAATTCTTGAAAATGAGAATAAAATACGCTGAGGTTTCTGATAAACCTCTTGTCTTTAGGTTTACGCATTTGCTCAATATTGTGCATTACAGCGTCATTATGCTGTACCAGGTATTTTTCCAGTTCCGGAAAGTTACTCAGATTTGCTTTTGTACCGCCTTGTGATAATGATACATAGTATTTCAGTGGCTTTCTTCCCATACCAGTAAGTATTTAATAATTTGTGGAGTTGTGTTATTACGGATAATAGTAGCTGTTTTGTTTCTGCTCAGTATTTCTTCCAGCTTACGCATACCTGTTCTACCTGCAAATTTATATATTTTTCCTATTTTGTCTTTTACACCGTTGATAGTCAAGTGGCAGGTGTTATTGACTATATCTACCTGAACGGTTATTCTGAAGGGCTTGAAGAACTTTGCCAGGTATTTCTTATCTTCTACATTGAAGTTGAAGAAATCCTCTCTCCAGAATCTTTCAGATAAAAAGCTAACTTGTCTCATGGCTGTTGTTTTAAAGTTAATAAAAAAAGGAGCCGCCGATAACCGGCAGCCCCCTCAACTAAATCTTTTCAAAATGAAGTATTAATTATTCCCCGGGATTGGGATATTTAAGAATGCTCCTCCTTCCAAGGGCTTTCCGGGTTAAGATGATCATGGTTTTGTTCTTTATTGTTTATACAAGAGAATACAAATATAAACTATAAATCGCTAAAATCAATATCCTTAAAGTCGATTATATTCTTCTTTGACTCAGGTTGTTTTTGTTCAGTTGTTTTGCGTGAAGAAATCTGGTGAAACATACGCTTGTAATCAGCTTCCTTTAAAGAAATATCAGCTAAGGTCAACTTATAAAAATCTGTTGCCCATTCTTCTGCATCCGAATGTTGAATGTGAATAATGGGATAAACCAAAGTAGTGCCTGGTATTAAAGCATAAGCATTATCCATATCTACACGCTCACGAAAATACTTAACTTCGGATCCTGTGCCTTTCCCTGTATGTAGCTTTGTGCCTTCATATCTATAAGTAACATTGTTTGCCGGTGCTACTAAAAACAGGTAATCAGTTTTCTTAATAGGAAGATAGCTATATGTTCCACCTTTATGCTCAACAACCTCAATATTGTATTTCCGGAATAAATCATTTAAAAAGATTATATCCTGGACAGAGCTTTTGTTAGATTTAGCCAGATAAACCTTCATGCCTTTTGATCTGTTGTAACATTAGGGATTTCTCCAAACCAGCTGTTCAGTGTTTCAACAGCAATGCTTAAATCGATCTCGGTATTATACCTTTCACGTTTAAGCCTGTGTAACTCCTCAACCCATTTAGAAGGATCAAAGGACTTGCCTCCAGGTTTCAAACTGTATGTATTGGTAGGTGCAATATCTGTGATCTGCTCGATCTGCAGATCTATCTCTGCCAGTTCATCTTTCAGTTTGTTCACTAATGCTGTTTGCTTTCTGAAGGTAGCATCTGCCAGCGTTTGTGCCCTTTGAGCTTTTATCTCAGGGCCACTCTTGATAATTAATTCTTTAAATTTGTTCATTTTTTTGTTTTATTTTAAATTTGAAAAATACTATAGTTTACCTTACTTGACAATACTCCGCTACACGATAAAATGCTTTGCTTTACCTTACCACACCACACAAGACTCAGCAATAAAACACTTTACTTTGCCTTACGTTACAGTACAAGACCTCACCCTACAAGAAGTATTATAAAAAACTTAACAGAACGACACCTTACAATACCTCACATAACCATAAAACACTTAACTTAACTTTACCTAACCCTGCCATACTATAGCTGACGATACAATACGTTAAAAATACGACACACAACCACACTTTACATTGCTCCACATAACATAACATAAAAATACTATACATTACATCACTATGCAGAACTTCACTGGACTTCAAAATACATAACCCTACCGTACAGCACATAGCATAACAGGACGGAACTTTACTTTATTACACCACAAAATACTATACATCACCCTACTTCGCCAAACGGTGCTGTAATTCACAATACCATACATGAAGTTAAAAACACTCAACCATACAATACTTCGCTTAACTGGACTTCACCATACGCTACGTTGCTTTAAAGTACTCAACACCACAAAACATTACATCAAAAAAGGGAAACTATTAAAGCCTCCCCTTTATGCTATTAAGCAGCTGTTTTCTTAGGTCTTCCTTTTGCTTTTGTTGTCAGCCTTTCAGCTTCTACAATCTCGAACATACCGAACTCTCCCTTGTGTTCAGGCCGGTAGTTTCCTATCCCTTGAAATAGTCCTGAGTCCTGTACGATCTTTACGACGGTTTTATCTGTCATAGTGTCGTTCATTACTGTTAAGAAGAATTCAAATTCCAGACAATCCCATTGAGGTCTTATAGGTAACACCCTGGCCTTTACACTGTGATTTATTGCAGATTCAATCATAATACTATCCCAGTGACCGATATAAATTCTTTCAGGTTTTATTCTCCACATACCAGCTACAACATTTGTGAGTGATCGTGTAGAATTACCTACCTTTCCTTTAGTCAGTCTTCCGGCACCAACAAGCGATTGCTTGAGATGTTTTGTCGGAAAGTAATACTTACCATCCTCATCAATATAGCTGTGAAAATCAGCCATTATTTCGTGAGGAATGTTTTGTCTTTTGTTTTCGATGATATGACCCCTGTGCTCAAGCCACTCTTGAAGGTCTTGATCATTCATTTTGTGCTGGAGGTATGGTGAGATACTACGTATCTTAAACCTATACTCCAAGCTTTTAATTTTAGGAATAGTTAATAACATAATAGATAATTTTGGTTTGTAATATATTAAATTAACTTGAAGACGTAAAAAAAGGAGACAGTAACTATACTGCCTCCTTAAACTTAAAATCTGAAAACTATGAATAAAAAAATATGATCTCCTTTCGGAGTGCTAAAGTTCGTAAAAAAGATCTGAGGGTGCCAGGCCGTCTGTGCCTCTCAGCACTGTTTCATAGACACCATTATTGCAGAGTGTTCTTGGCCTCGTCTGCTCGGCCTCTCAGATCTATAAGTTTAAAAAAGAGAGAGGTTACTATACTTCACCCCTCTCTTAACAGCTAACTCCACTTAGTCAGCCTGGTTTGGAATATCATAAGTGTTGTTGGTAGATCCTCTGTGGCCACCAGTACATCTACACCGTTTTGGCTGTTAAAACGTTCTGTCTTGCTAAGTATCCTTTGCAGGTACTCCTTAATGACTGCCTAAACCCTACTCATGCTTGCTCGGTTTAAAACCTAACCAGTATCTTTCAGTTACTTTCTTCACTGCGGCAAGTATTTACAACAACACCTAAGTTTTTGGTGGTCTCTTTTGTTTATGTTTTATAATAGCATACCTTAAGAGCCATATAAAGGCTACTACGATAACTGCAATGATCAGATACCCTAAAGCAGCTCCACGCTCATCACGGTCTGCATACAGGCTCATAAAGTTGCCCAGAGCCATAACAATAACCAGCATACTGATTGTATAGAGAATATACTTTTTCCAGTTCCATTTATAGTTCATAATATCTGCTTTGCTATTTGTATTAACCTCAAAAATATTGATATGAAAATATAGAGTAATGTGCAGGTAACAACCAGCCATTCGATTTTATCAGTACGTCTGCCTGTAGATGTTCTACGCCAGGGCAGCTTGATAAACTGAAGGAAGGAGAGAAACAGCAATAGCAGTACTCCCCCTCCTATAAGCAATAGGAAACTATCTTCAGGTATCATCTTCTGCAGTGTGATGTTTGAAATCTTTTGTGTTCCGGAGTAAGACACCCGGTAGTACACCGGCTACTCTGACAGCTCATCAATGCAAGCATACAGATAATAAGAAAAAGAAAAATAAGTTTTTTCATGGCTTTGGTTTTAATTGTTTAAGATTAGTTATAGAATTAAAAGTAAACATTTTGCTTTCACCTGGTTTCCACGTAGCACAGGTTGTAAAGGTAGTCTCAAGGGTTAAATAAAAATAATAGCTACCTACATAAGTAACTGTTCCCCTTACTCTGTTGTCTGCAGAGTCAAAAGCAATACGATTGCCCTTTACAATTTGCATAGGCTTAGTCATAGCTTGTCTCTTTTGGAATAGTACGTCTTGTGCCTCTGTAAATAGCGATCATAAGGATAGCAACTGAACATATCAGTGCGATACCGGCATGATAGTTAATATCGTGCATAAACCAGTATAATCGATCAGGAACTACATGGTTAAAGGAATACTTAACATCCCATAATATTATAATCACCAAAAGCTGTACGATCATAAAGCTGAAGTATACAGTCATTACCTGCCCAAACTCTTTATACAGATCACTGAGTTTAGGAGGTCTGATTCTGTAGAATAATAATGTTCCCCAAAATGGCAAGGTTACACCCAGGATGATCAATTCAATGGTAAGCAACACCCAGAATGCACCTGTCCGACCATAGGTAAGCAGGTTATCCAGAGGTGTTGTGTAATATATGATCACCAATGTTGTTATCAGGATCACATTTACTGCAAAAATGATAAATAATGTTGCTCTTTTTTCTTTCATGGCTTTGAATGTTTTTTAGAGTTAGATAATTTAAGCTCCTTCCAGTGCTTGTAGCAGTGTGTAGCATCAGGTCTGGTAGCTAATAGATTTAATTTTAGAGGCCTTCTGCAGACAACACACCTTCTGCTTTGGTCTCTCTCAGTGAAATGTTTTTTTGGCTTTCTCATGGCTTTAATTTATTTATTCAGCTGGATCATTATTAAGTACTCTGATTGATTCTTCAGCAGGATATCCTTTACAGTTATCTCCCCGAGCATTCATACTCTTAGCCTTTACCCTGGCATCAATATATGTTTTAGTATCGGTATGCTTAGAGCATTCAAAGCCCTTGCCACCTACTACCAGGTATCTGCAACAAAGCTTACCCTGTCCTATCTTACAAATATCTCTAAGATGTTTCTTATTCATAACTAACAATGTTGTGGTAACAATAGAGCAGTCCTAAGACTGCCCATCATTACCTTGTAAAAAAAAATATTGTGTGTGGTTAGTGATCAGTCCAGGCAGGATACTTATACCTACGTGGCCCGTATCACTGCCTAAAACCAGAAAGCAACAGCTGCTATTGCGGAAGTAATAACAAGCAGTGCTATCAGTAAAAATGTTAGTCCGTTAAGTAACGTTTCTTTTTCCATGGCTTTATGTATTAGTTTAATTTAAATCCAGTCAATATTTATCTTTATATAATATCCTTTGTTATTCATAGCTTTAACAAAAGCTTCGAGCTTTCTCCAGCTGTCAACTATCATAGTTTTATACTTTATCTTAGACTTGATAGCTTGTGCGATATAACGCCTTAAATTAGCATCATGGATAGTTGTTTCAAAATACCTGCCTTTATTAAAAAGGACAGTATGTATTTCACCTGTCCTGATTAGAGCAGTGTCCTGTGAACACTGAATATCCATACCCAATTTCCAGGGATTTACAGGCACTTGATTACCTAAATGATCTTCTGTTTTTACAGCTTTAGTTATACTCATTGTTGTATCTCCTGTTAATTGGTTATTATGCGTATGCTTTCATTCTCTTTAAGAGCTTACATTCAGCAGGTGTAAGGTGCTTGATCATATACCTGAAATCACAACCAGAAGCCTCATTTAAGGTAGTAATAAATTGTTCATGCAACTCTGCACTAACAAATACTTTAAGGCATCCTACATAATAGTTATACAGTTCTACCTCTCTTTTGGAGTAACCAAGCATATTAATAGTTTGCTCATTCAAAACCCAGGTAGTAATCTGATTAGTCCATGCAAAAGGATCTGTTACCTCATCATTAGGTGTAATTGTGATTAAAGTTTTAAGCATTGTAATGTCTCCTATATTTAGTTTATTAGTGTTCAAGGGAAAAAAGGATAGACAATGGTAGCGAAATGCCTTTATTCTACAGCCAGCTTCCTGGACTGTTAGGATTCGAACCTAAATCTCCACCGGACACGCCTGCCTCGGGTTACGTTGACCCTATCTATCCTTTTTATATCTTTGTAGTATGAAATACACAGAGGACTATGTAGATCACACCTATAATTATCTTAAACAAAAAGATCCCATACTGTATAGATCCCTTACCAAACAACAAGTACACAAGATACTTCACTACTTCACAAACAACATCTGCACCTCCATGTTATGCAGACACCAGGTATTTATCAGAAATCACTTGGTAATTTACCCCGATAAACACACAAAACAGCCAAATCAAAATAAATAAGCTGTCCTAACCAACATCAACCAGTTATAATACACCTCACGTAGTTAATATATGTTAATATATTACTATAGACCAGTATGTGATATCCCCCTATAGATGATAACACTCCTATCCTTGGTGGGCAGAGCAAGAGTGAAAGCACTGATAGGTTACGTTACCAGTGCATTCTACTCTTACATAGATTGGGTAAAGGATATTGTTTCCAAGCTCCTTCATAGCCTCCGTCGGTGGAGCACGATAAAAAAAAGCTGGCTGTTACACCAGCTTTGTATTCCTTTCGGATAATTAGGATGCTAACTGCAGGTTGCCGATACCGTCAGATGTGAATGTAACTTCAGGATTGATTTTACATTCTTCATTGACGCCAGCAATTTCACCTTCGTTGTTGATAAGGATTGGCTCTTCTGCATGTACTTCCTGCAATGCGGACACTGCTGGTAAGTTCACACGAATCAAGCTTTTCCACTCAGTCTCCTCAGCTACCTTGCGGTAGACAGGATAATCAGCATTCCTACCATCACTCTCATGCTCGAGAGTTGTTGGTTCCATGTTTGGTTCGAACGTTGCGAGTCTCCTCGGTTCTGGCCTGTTAAATGTTTCTGGCATAATAATAAAATTTAGTAATTAATAAATAAAAATGATTTCATGCAGATTGATTTGATTTCTGCAAAAGGACAGGGGGGTCATCAGGGGGTGGCTGGCAAGGGTGTAAAAAGGGTGGTATATAAATAGGGATAGGGGGTTTATATATGGAGCAGGGGGGTGTTTCTGGCAGGGGGTGGTAGTCTAAGTACGGAGGGGAGTCTTATTGAGTTAGGGGGGTGGTTGTTAATAAGTTTTTGTTGTTTTGTCCGGACAGTTTATATATATTTGCGGTTATGAAAATGTGGCAGATGTAGTGGGGTGTTGTAGTGACTACAAGTTATTTATTATGAAGTACAGATATCGGAGCATAGGCAGGGCGACTACGCAGCAAATAAAGGAGGTCAGGACTATTTACATTGATGAGAATGGTGAGCAGTACTGGCCGGGCTTGTTAAGGATACAGGCTTCTTTGGGCGATCAGGTTGAAGATGTGGACTGCGAGGTGCTGGAGGATTGATTATGATGTATTATGATGAAAATGGAGAGTTGGTATTGCTTATGGGTGCAGAGGCCATGAAGGCTTTTAACCAGGCACTCATAGACCATGCAAAGCGGTACCAGGATAACTATAAACAATTAAATGTAAGCAGTGATGAACAGACAGATTAATGACAGCAGTATTGAATTCAGGTTGCCGGGCCCTCACAAGCAGGCTTTCATGTTCCTGTGCAAACGCAGGGGTATAACCATGAGCAAGGTTTTGCAGGGGCTTGTCTACGATTATATTAACCAAAAACCAAAAACACGGAAAAATGAAGGGAAGTTTCAAAGTAAAAGGGTACGTTCACAAGATTAATGAACCAAGAGAGTGGACAAAGTTTAAGAAGCGGGATTTTATCCTGAGAATGGAACGCAGGCACAACAAGCAAGACTTTATAGACCATATTAAGTTTGAGCTTATCAACGAGAGGTGCGACATGATAGATCAGTTTGCACTTGAGGAATTTGTAGAGGTAGAATTTTTCATACGTGGCAAGATGTGGCAGAAGCCCGAAGGCGAGGAGCTGAACTTTACCACCCTGCAGGTATGGAATATAAATACGGCTACCGGCCGCAAAAAAAAGGATGATACACAGACAGCATTAAAGGCAGAGGGGGAGGCTGCAGAAGTAGAAGTAGAAGAATACGACGATGATTTACCTTTTTAAGTTATGAGTAAGAAAGAAATCATACAGAGCAGATTTTCTAATCAGGAGGAGCGTTATGTTATCGATGCCCGGGGCAGGGTTATCTCCAATGTATTTCCGGAATACGAAATTATTGGTTACGCCCTTGAGCCCAAGCGTGATCGTTTTGGCCGTTATGATAAGGTTATCCCTATTGTAGAGGATTTGTAATATGGATACACCCAAAGGCTACCGTAAGGTTACGGACATTAAAGAGCTTAAGCTGGGCACTGTTATCTATTGGAGAGACAAACACGGCAGCCGGCTGGCAGAGCATACCATCCGCAAAAGGGTGGTAACACTCAATAAAGACGGATCAGAAAGCAAACGCAGCGAGACTGTTGAGGAATACCAGGACTATCGCAAGTGGTTCTTACAGGCTCTCTTTGAGAGAGGCAATATATTTGTTAAGGATGATAATTAACCCAATGTATAATTAAATGTTTATGATTATGAAAAACCCATCACCAAGTCAATTCACTCTTACCAAGGTCAAGCACCTTGCGTCTAAGGGTGGCCTGGAGCTGAACTTTGTTACAAAGCAAACAGCTTCAGATGAAACCTACACGGTTACACACAGCCGCAAATCGGACAGAACTCCGCATCCTGATCTTACAGGACTGCTGGTACTGTTAAAGCCTTTTGTATCGAAAACATTCAGGCTGGATAAGATACGCTTTGTGGCTCTGAAAACCGAAAACATGGATATTGAGGATCTGTACTACAGTATTGTGGATAAGATCACCGTTACCGGCATCGCCCTCTCAGGAGAGGATGATAAACGCAAGGTCGTTATTACTTCTGTTTATGAGGTAGACAACGGCCAGAAAGTAGCCTTGAATACAAATGCTATATGGCTCTCAGGAGATATTGATGAAAGCCAGCCGCACCAGATCCATGATATAGTGAACAATATTATTTCGGAGTGTTATGAATTTTTGTATTACGACAAGCAGGCACAGCAGACAATCCCCATCGATGATGATGATAAACAAGACCCGGGAGATCCTCCCAGTGAAGCCGTTGAGCAAGATGTGGCGATAAAGCAATAGTTTATTAACCATTAATATTAAATGTATATGAAAAGACAACCGACAGAAAGCAGTATGATCAAGTCCGTGGGCTATCTGCCCAAGTATGAGATCCTGGAGGTAGAGTTTAACAACAATGCAGTATATCACTACTACTATGTTACGGCTGAGATCTACAAAAAACTGACCGAGGCAGACAGTATCGGAAAAGCTTTCAATGAATATGTAAAAGGCAAGTGTCCTGACTTTAAAGGCAGCTTCCAATATGTTCCCACGGATATTCTCACAGACATAAAGCCTATTGAGAATAATATCATTATTGCAATGATTCCAGTAATCCCTACTAATATCAGCGATTTACGCTCCGCCACAGGAGATATGCTTAAGAAGCCCGGAAGTTTCGATCAGCACCCACATCAGGGTATAATCGTAGCTATATCCGATCAGGTAACAGAGCAGACCGGCATGAAGGCCGGAGACAGGGTTTTCCTTACAAGAGAGCCTAAGTTTATGAGTGATGTAAAGGTTGTAAATGATCTGTTCCTGTATAACGGTGTAGGTTATTTCCAGGCTAAGAAGTTTGATATTCTCGCTTATTCTCGTGATGTTTAACTTAAACTAATTTTGTATTATGACAACTAAAAAAGAAGATGCACCTGATGGTGCTAAAGTAACACCCGATCCTTCAGCAACCGAAGGAAAGGTTCCTGAAAAGGAAACAAAGGCAGCCGAAAAACCAAAAGCCACCGGCCCAATAGCTAAATTAAAGGAGGCTAAGAAGAAGGCAGAAGAAAGCAAAGCAGAGCAAAAACCCTGGTTTAGCTACAAAGAGTCTGAAAAAGATATTAACAGGCTATTAACAAGGGCCCGGAATATCCCAAAGGCAGAGAAGGCAAGGGGTAGGTACTTAAAAGCACTTACTGAAGCTAAGAAGATGCTTGCTCATTGCAAACTTAAAAATTTGGGATAGGTAGACTGTTGTTATATATTTGCAATCAGCTTGCTGTTCTAAGCTCGGTAATTCGGCTTCAACGTTTTTCCGATTATAAAAGCTCCGGTTTTTGCCGGGGCTTTTTCTTTTACTGTTGAAAACTTTTGTTGACTTTGCTATTTTTATAGGAATATCTTTGTGGTGATCTTAGTAGGTTTATATAAAGTCCAGGAGAAGGGAAAATAAAAGATACTGAATATCAAATCGGTATCAGTAGTAAGATACCATAGTTTTACTCATGTTTTTTAAAGTTAGCCCGGCACCCTTCTCCTGACAGCCGGGTTTTCTTATACTCTTGTTTAGGGGGGTTGTTTGAGTACCCGGGAGAATTGCCAGCAAGCGACGGAACAGTAAGCTAAAAGCGGTAAGGGGGGAAAGGGGGGTTTGCTTTTTCCTCTTCTATTTACCAGCTTCGCTCTGGAACAGGTAACTAAATTCCTACCAACACATACCGAAAACACACATTTGCTTTTAGTATATATTCTTTATTATCTTTGTCTGCATGGAATACGAAAGAAACTGGATTAAGGTAGGCCGGGAAGTAGCACACAAAGAACATCTCTCCCAAAAGCTATTTGTCGAAGACTTCATAAAAAAGTTTGTAGAAAGGCCAAACTCTCACAATCCTGATGAAAAGGAAACTAAAATGCACCTTATGGGTGTTAAATGCCATTGGTGGAATAAAGAGGGAGAGCTGGTAACAGCTAAATTCCACAAGAATGAACTTATACCATGGGAGGTAGCAGAGCAAGGACATATTGCGGTATTAGAGTTTATTGAAAACCTAAATTCCATGACGTAATGCAAATAGAAATATTAAGCAATGCTTTCCGGATAGAACAAAGGAATAACAAATACACCAACCAGTTCTTTCTGCAGATAGGAAGCATTAAACGCTGGGGTGATAAAATTGTTATCTCCGGAACCCAGGGCCCGCAGAACCGGTACATAATCGATTTCGATGATCTTTCCCTTTATGACGGTGCTCCTCCCACAACCATTGACGCAGTAATTGAAGATATGCGAACCTACATAGGCTCTTCCGGCGGTGTGGCCGCAAGCGTCGATGTAGCACAGTTAGGCGGTAATCCGATTGCTACTGACCAGGGTAATTCCACAATAGGAACATTAAGGGTGGCTATAGCAGATGATGATACACTGCTTACACAGATCTTGGCAGCTCTTGGCGGTGGTGCTTCAGCACCTTCTACTATCCGATCCCTGGCCAATGTCGGTGCAGCTGACGGAGTGTATATCACTGCCGGATCCCAGATTGATATGACAGGTTACAACACCCTTACCTTATACTGCAGGTTAGTGATCAATGATTCTGCAGGAGTACACTTAAGGATCATGTCCAGGCATACTACCGGAGGAACTAACTACGGTATGGGAGAGGATTCCCAGTATATCGAGGAATTCACAGATGAAGATCAGTACACCAAAGTAGTATTCTCTACAGACGGTGGCACTCCTTACATTTCCTTACAGACCATGGCAGAAGATGTTGATGATGGAGGTGGTACGATAGCTCAAATTGAAATAATCGGAATTAAATCTAACTCATAATGAAACAAGAAAGAGGTACAGGTATTCACAGAAAGAATACCTTTTCGTTTTTAAAGGTGGGCTCCGAGTATGAAAAAGGTATCAATGGGCTTATCGAACATCAAAGAGTATTTACACCTATTCCTGGTGGAGTATCATTGGCAGATGCAGGGATTAAATCAGATGTAACTATAATTTCTCCTGGTACTGGAACGGGATTGCAAGGTGCTGCAGGTGCATTATATTATGCAACAACAGCTGGTGTTGATGATATGGATTTTATAGTGTCAACTAATTATGGTATTATTAATCATACAGTACCTACGACGATATATGAAGCAGCCGGAGCTGGTGGAGTGGTTTATAATACCGGAGGGGGTGTTTTAAATATGGCCAGTGGAATGTTTGGTGTTATTTTTAATCTGACAGATTCCGAATATGGAACTATGGCCGGATTAAAATCAAATCTTGTTATTCTTCCCGGTACCACAATGACAGCAGATACTTATTCTGGTGTACGTTTGGAAAATTCTAATGGTGGAACATCTGCCATCGATAATGCTTATGGTGTCTGGATAGAAGATTTTAGCCTTGGTACATTGGGCAATACAGGAGTACGTATCGGAGACATAACAGGTGGCAGTGTAAATAATTATGGTGTTTATATCAGAAGTGTAACTGGAACATCTACACAAAATTATGGTCTTTTAATCGGAAATGTAAGTGGAGGAACTGCACAAAATTATGCTATATCAACCCAGGCTGGAGAAGTAAGTTTTGGAGATCGGGTGCTTTGTTCTGCTTCTACTACATCAAGAGCAAGCCTTAATATTGCACATGGTACAGCTCCTTCTGCTCCTCAGAACGGAGATATATGGACTACTACTACAAGTATGTATGCCAGGATAAACGGATCTACTGTTGATCTTGGTGCCGGTGGCGGAGGCGGTGCTTCAGCAATAGATGATCTTTCGGATGCTGTCTCAGATGTATCGAGTGTTTATCTTGGATCAGGTTCCGGTACAAGTGATGATGGTAATAATTTTAATGCTGCAGTTGGTATTAATGCAATGAATAGCAATACAAGCGGCACACAAAATACAGCTATCGGATACCAGGCTTTGTATTCTAATGCTACACAGAGTTCTAATACAGCTCTGGGCCATGAGGCTTTATATGCTTCTACTGCAGGCTACAGTAATACTGCGGTGGGTCTTGGATCTTCTCGGAACAGGGCATCCGGAGCTGCTAATACAACCGTTGGTGCAGGATCAGGCTCCAGTACTGCTGGGTCTGGTAGTTACAATACATTGGTAGGTACAAATGCGGGATACAATGTTTCAACTGGTAGTTATAATACTGCTTTTGGAGCCAGTAGTCTTGTTTCTGTTACTACCGGCAATAATAATATTGCTATTGGCTTTGAGGCAGGTTATTATACGGAGTCCAGCCATAATGTATTTATTGGGCATCAGGCAGGTAAAGGCGTTTCCGGAACAGTACCGGCTGCTAATAATACTGCAGTAGGATACCAGGCACTTCTTGATATTACTTCTGGTAATTTTAATACGGTACTTGGCTCACAGGCCGGAGCAAATATTACAACAGGTAATTCAAATACTTATCTTGGGCATCAGGCAGGCATTAATACAACAACAGGTATTTCAAATACTTATGTAGGTAGTGGAGCTGGACAAAATGCAACAGGTGATAATAATGTAATAATAGGAATGACTGCAGGACAAGGATCTGTAGGTGCAGGTTATCTTTATACAGTAGCTATTGGTTCTTTTGCATTACAGAGTCTTACTGATGGAGATAGTAATATTGCGATTGGTTTTCAAAGTGCTTATTCAGTAACTACTGGCGAAAATAATATTATTATAGGCCGCCAGGCAGGAATAGTCTTAACTACTCAGACAGAGAATGTGATGATAGGGACTTTTGCAGGTCAATATACAGCGGCAGGTTCCAATGTTTATATAGGATCTAATGTAGGAAGAGGAGCATCAGGAACAAATACCGCAGGGAGCAATGTTGCTGTTGGTTATGAGGTCTTAAGTGTTATTACAACCGGATCTTATAATACTGCTATTGGTTATCATTCTATGGTATCATGTTTAGGTGGCACTAATAATGTTGCAGCTGGGCACAATGCTGGGCATGATCTAACAATAGGTGGTTCTAATGTAATAGTTGGTCACGATGCTGCTTATTCCTTGCTTTCTGGCAATGGCAATGTAGTTATTGGCAAGAATGCCGGATATGAGAATACAGCTTCTTCTTATAATGTTTATGTTGGTAGTTATGCCGGGAGATATCAGACGGGGCAATATAATGTATTTTTAGGTGATCAAGCTGGAATGGGTGTTACGGCTACTTCTGACGCAGACAGAAATGTTGGGCTTGGTTATCAGGCGGGGTTTAGTCTTACTACGGGGTTGCAGAATACTATAATTGGATACCAGGCCGGTTATGATATTACAACCGGGGCAAGTAATGTTATTGTAGGTGTCGGTGCTGGAGGTGAACTAACAACTGGAAATGATAATGTTTTACTTGGCAGTAATGCCGGGCATGGGGTTTCTACAACATCTAATTTTGGCAGAGCTATTGCTATTGGTGCAGGAGCACTTTTAAACCTTACTACGGGAACTTCTAATACAGGAATAGGATTTCAATCATTGTTTAATACAGCAGATGGTACGCATAATGTTGCTATAGGTTATAATACTATTCATACTAATATTTCTGGTGACTATAATATCGCTATAGGCTCTCAGGCATTATATACTGCTACAGGCGATCTTTCTATTGCTATAGGTCGCAATAGTATGTATTCATTAACAACGGGTTTAAGAAATACAGCCGTTGGCCATGATAGTATGGTTTACAGCACAACGGGTCAGGATAATTGTGCTTTTGGTTATGAAGCAATGAGGTATGCTACAGCAGGAAGTCAAAATGTATTTATAGGATCACAATCAGGAAAAGGGGATATTGGTGGAACCTCAACCGGATCTGCTAATATTGGAATTGGTCATAATGCTTTAACAAAATATACTACTGCAGGATATAATATAGCCATTGGTTTTAGTCCATTGATAAATTTAGAAACAGGGAGTAATAATATAGCTATTGGTCATAATGCTCTGCTTTCTGCAGATGCTTCCAGTGGAAATATATCTATTGGTGCAACTACTTCTGATGCTCTTACGGCTGGGAGCTATAATACAGTAGTTGGATATAATGCCGGTACCGATATGGTTACAGAAAGTAATAATACTTTTCTTGGAGCTTGGGCCGGATCTACAACTACAGGATCAAGCAATGTGTTTATCGGTTATTATGCAGGTGCAAATGAAACGGGAGATAATAAGTTATATATAGCCAATTCTAATACTGCAACTCCTTTAATTCACGGAGATTTTTCTACCGGAATGGTAACTATCAATGATGATCTTACGGTAGAGGGAGAGATATACGGAGGTAATGCCACTACAGAGAGCCTGGTGTTGATTGATAATGCTGTTGATCTTAACAGGATAAACCTTGATACTACACCTGCTCCCAATGATCCTGCTTTTTATCCTGATACAACTGATTCTATTAACCTGGGTGCTCTGGCAAATGTTTGGGCAGCCTTTTATAGTAAGCAAATTAGTGATACCGGATCTTCTGTAGGTATAGGAACACAGGTTCCTTATGCTAAACTCGATGTTAATGGAGATGCCAGGGTTATTGCGAGTAATTATCTTATCCTTGGTGGTACTGCAGGGGCCGTTTCTAACAGGGCAAAGATAAATGCACCAGCTTCAGATGTTATAGAAATATTCGGTTCTACAAGTTCAACCAGGAACATTACTGTAGAGTTGACAAGCAACGATACAACAGCCGCTTCTGCTTCAGAGTTATGGTTTAACCGTTATGACCGTGTAGTAAGTGGAGATTATTTAGGAGTATTACAATTCAGAGGACATGATGATAGGGATGATGAATATACAGGAATACAGATTATTGCTTCCGGTAGATCTACCTGGGCTTCACCTAATCTGGATTCTCAACTCGATATTCAAGTGCATAACGGCACATCAATGGCTTCACGCCTGAAGATCGATGGAGACCAGATAGCCATTACAGGAGATACTACTGTTGAAGGTGATTTTACATTGCTTGAAACATACTGGGAAGATGTAAGGGTTCCGCTTTCTGCGACTAACCGTGGATCTGCAAATGCACCCGACTTTGCAAAATTCATGGATGATGGTGGCGGTACGCCTTCTCAGGGAGTTTATACTTATCTGTTTAATAAGAATACTGAAGAGGAAGTATATTTTGAGATGCAGATCCCTCATGCTTATAAAGAGGGTACTGACATTGAAATGCACGTACACTGGTCGCCCATGGATACAGATACCGGTACAGTACGCTGGGGCCTGGAATATACCGTAGCCAATGTAGATGGTACTTTCGGCAATACTACTCTTATTTATGTTAATGATGCAGCTGACGGTACGGCTAAGAAGCACCAGGTGGCGTCATTTTCAGGTATATCAGGAACAGGATTGACTATAAGCTGTATGCTTATTTGTAGGTTATTCAGAGATGCTGGCGATGCAGCTGATACCTATGATGAAGATGCAGCTTTACATGAGATCGATGCCCATATAGAGGTTAATACAATAGGCTCCAGAGATGAGTGGACAAAATAGGGAGTATTTAGTTATTTACCCAATCAATACTTAACTAAATATGGCAAGTATGCAGATTATTTCGGAGTTCGTAACAGCTGGCCTAACAGCAATAGTTACGGTAGGAGGAGGTTGGTATTTATCAACCATAAATAAGGGTCTGAAGATTGTGAAAACTGATGTTAAAAGTCTTAGAGAGACCGTAGATTTTGATAATCAACAGTTAAAGAAAATACTTGAAAAAGCAGATATAGAGCAAGAGATCGACGAAATGGTAAGAGATTCGCTATACTACATAAAAGATGAAAAGGTTATGGCTTTGATTAACCTGCAGGGTTATTCAGCTAAGGCTTTCTTTTCTTATGTGGTAGGGATAGGCTTTGAAGATGTTTCCTGTCAGGAGATCCGTGGTAATTTTGAGTCTCTTTCAAAAAAACTCAGGGATCAGCTGGATGAAGTGGGAAATGATTGTATGAAGGCTAACCTTAATGAATATCTTAAACCGGTGGTAGGAGTATTTATTGCTAAGGTTATAGAGATTAAGAATGATAATCTTTATAATTCCAGGGTAGATCGGTTTAAGAGGACTTTGCTTGAGTTTGTTCAGGATATTCTTTCTCAGATTATCAGAGAATCCATTAAAGTAGGTTTATAATAAAAACAATTAATCATGGGGTTTTGGAATTTCTTAAAAAAGTTAGCGTCATGGAAGTGGTGGTACTTGTTCAATGAGTTTACACCTTTATTTGTTATGGCGTTGTTGTGGTTCTGGTTTGTTCCTATAGGTAAGATATTTGATCCTTCGCTGGGTGGAATGTCTTTCTCTTATATCGAGCATATGTTTTTCGGAACATTAAAGTTTACCTGGTTTAACTTCTGGGCGTGGGTTATTATTCGCCTGGTATTTCCTAAAATATGGAGTTCAAAGGATCAGACCTTTAAAGCAGCATTTGAAAACGGTACAGTAATAGACACAGCAAAATGGAGAAAAGTATTATTTATATCTTGTTTGTATGTAGCCTTGCTTTTCCTACAATATCTGGTGGACAAAGCTATCATCCTGCCAACACTTTAGATGCCCTTAATGATTTAAGGGAGCTTTTACTGGAAGAGGTAGGCAATACTGAGGCTGGCTGGAATACCGGCCCGGAGATAGACAAGTATTTTGAGGTTACTGAACTTAATCCGGGTGTAGCATGGTGTTCTATCTTCATTATGTGGGGATATGAACAGATTGATGTTAGCTATTGTGGTACTCCATGGTCTCCCAGCTGGTTTATTTCCGGTACTACGATCTATAAGAAAGGAGAGTTTACCTACTATATTCCACGTTTCGGAGATGCTTTTGGAATCTATTTCAGAAGTAAAGGCAGGGTAGCCCATGTTGGGTTTATTCTTGCCTGGCTCCCGGAACAGGGTTTGGTAATGACACTGGAAGGCAATACCAATGCCGGAGGATCAAGAGAAGGAGACGGGGTGTTTATAAGGCATAGGCCGATTGATCAGATTTATCAGGTTGCACGATTTGTATGGTAACAAATGTTTACATAATGTGTGCCGGCTCTCATAGAAGATATGGGGCCGAGAATAAGTGGCTTCTGGATATTGGTGGCTGTACTATCCTTGATAGGATAAAGAACCAGTCAGGTGGTATTTCAGTTGTAAGAAAACCTCATGTTGATAAAGACGGGATCTGCCTGGACTATAAACAAACAGCCCTGCTAACAGATATTCTAACTGTTACAGAAAACGATGAAAGGTCTATTATTCTACTGGGAGATGTTATTTATTCAGATGAATGTATAAGGCAGATATTTACCTACAAAGGTGATATAGGTTTCTTTTATCGCAAACCGGAAATATTTGCCCTGGTCTTTAGCAGAGAGTACAGGCACTTTCTTGAAAAAAGCCTTCAGGTAACAAACCCTAAGATGAAAGTTCATGGAAAGTTGTGGAGTTTATACCAGTTGTATCTTGGTCTGCCTATAGGAAGTAAAATATTAAGAGAAACTCCTCAGACAATACTTATTGATGATTTCACTACTGATATAGATTTAAAGACCCATTATGTTCAGTTTATCGAAAGTGATCATTGCAAGTCTTTGATCGATTCAGGAATGATAAAAGGTATGCGTTTTATATGGCTTTAGTAACATTACATAGCGACCCGCCTAAGAAGGACTATTATCAGCCCGTTCAAGTAGCTCAAGACAGAACGGGTTTTCAGGTAAACGGAGCTGAGGCTTTACAGTTTAACCTGGATTTTATGGCTAATAATCCTTTCTTCGGGAAAAATATACCCCGCAGGCCTATTCCTATTGATCATTTAACAGGCAGGAGTAAGGAAAGAACCTCTTATAAAGGTGGAGCCCTGCAGATGGATCTCAACCAGCCGTACAAGTTTGGTATAAGACACCAGGGGGAAATGCCCAGTATGCCGGCTAATGAGATTTTGTTTGGTGGTTATGATACTGATCAGAGTATAAACATTGCCAATGTTCCGGAAGATGATCAGGGTTTGTATTATGGTGTTAATATGGCCGACAGCAGCTTTGTTATAGGCAGAAGAAACCGTATTCCGGAGAACAGCGTTGTTATTCCGGTTCAGTATTCTCAGGATATTGATAGTGCCGGTGTCGAAGAAGGCCGCTTTACCACTTATAACAAAGGAGAGGCAGTAGATAATTATGTTCCTACCCGGGAAGGGAAGATTCTTATTACTGATCGTAATTATAAAAATCCAAAGTTTTTGTATTCTACCAATCCGCAGGAACGTGCTGCACAGGTAGAACAGTATATTAATACATACGGAAGGGCTACCCTTGTAATGGTGGATAATGGCCGTTTCCAAAGAAGATATACCTCAACTACCGGAGAGCCTTTTACAGAGAAGGACTATATCAACTATGATAGCAATACTTTACGAAACCCTAAAGGCGAAAGACGTTCTCCTACATTGGTAATGATGAGTGATTTTCCAAGAGGCATCGAAGCTTCACAGTGGAAAGGATCCCAGTACAAGAATGTAAGAAAGACTGGATTGATCGGGGAGTGTCCGGAAGGACAGTGTGCGGAGTTTGCAGAGAATAATCTGTATATGGCTATGCAGCCTCCCATGAAGCAAGATGTATGGAAGGAGACTGTAGGGATCAAAGGCGATGCCTGGGAGTACAGAGACAATATTCTTGCTGCAGGAGGAGAGTATCGCTATAACCGTAATGATAAGATCAATCGTAAGGTAGGTGGCAAATATGATTTTAAGCCTGGTGATGTGGTTACAATGTTTTATCCCGGATCCAATTATCAGGAGAGGGCTGATGAAGAAGGCTCAGGTACTACTCATGTTGGTTATATCGAGAGAGTAAACAATGACGGTGGGTTTTATGTTATGCACAATATCCACGTACAGGAAGGGCTGAATCGCAGAGGTAAACCTAACTATAAAGGCAGAGCCTACCGTAGCTATGTGCCTCCGGGCCAAATGGCATTGTCTGATAAAACAGGCGTGAAGATACATACTGTACTCAGGCCGGACTATAAGGATGAGGTTCCTAATATGGATATTGATGATTATCAAAAGAGACTGCTTGTGGAACAGAAAAAGAAAGAGGAGCCCAGAGATAAAAAGCCCCCAGGCCTTCTTCAAAGATCAGTAGCCGGTTATAAAGCATTCGGATCCCAATTAATAAAAGCAATACAGCGATGAGCAAGAATAAGATAATAGCAATATTGATTCTTCTTTTACTTATAGTATCTACTATATTAACTGCCGGATATCTTAACCAGCGTTCTTTGAGAAAAGGTGATAAGTTCAGACTTGATCAGATTAATGATACACTCTCAGATTTAAGAGATGATTATAGCTCTCTGGTATCTTTGTACTCGGAGCTGGAGATCGTCGCTGATAGCGTGAAGGGTATAGCAAATGAGCGTAAATTTAAGATAGAAAGGATGGAGGCAGAATATTCAGAGCTGGTGGCTGTTCATAATATTGTTATTGACAGTATAAAAACTCTGCATGATAGTTTGCTTATTCCTAAACTTTATGCACAGCTGGGTTACATCGAGGATACTACACATAAAGCGGTATTGATCCGTATGCCGGCCATAAGAGATGCAGTGGTTAAAATACAGGAAAGAGAACATTGTATGGAGCAGCTTACGGAAATGACAGAACTGTATTATGAAGCCCAGGGATTGATAAATAACTATGAGAGTTTAATTTCGTATAAGGATATGATGCTGCACGTAGCAGACTCTATGAATGTGAATTTAGCAGACCAGCTACATCTTACACAGACGCAGCGGGATATTTATAAAAAGGACAGTAAAAGGCAAAAGGCAGTCAAGTGGGTTTACTTGGGCCTTGCAGGATTAGTAACAGGTATAGCAATAATAAAATGAGTTTTTTAGTTTATGATGAGGTAACGGAAAAAGTAAGTTGTACTCCGGAAGGTATGTTGCTGGAAGAAGTACAGGACTTATACAATTCCGACAAACGTGGCGATAACAAGCCCTGGTTCAATAAGTGCATAACTTATATTTACCATGTTTATAAAAAGGATCATATATTCTCTAACAGCAGTCTGCCGGTCAGGAGAAAGAAGGTATGTAAAGACCTGATGAACGATATTGATCCGGATAAATTTGAGAGCAATGAAAGGGTAAAGGCACTGATAAAAAGATACGTCAATGAACAATATACTCCTTCGGAGTGGTTCTATGAAGGTATTAAACAGGATATGCTTGCCCTGAAACAACATATAAGAAATATTCCTTTCCATAAGGATATTAAGGTTAAGAAAACAGTAGAGGTAAGTCTTTTTGACGGAGAGAAGGAGATACAGCGTAGTGTAGAAGTGGACATTGATGAAAAGATGGATAATTCTAAAGAGAAGATGGATGCCTTAAAACGTGCCAATGAGCTATTAGACCTTGAGGAGAAGATTCGCCTGAAGATTATTAAGGAGAATAAGGAGACCAAAAGGCGTAAGAGTTCAGCAACATTACTTGAGCAGGGGGCTTTCGGTAACAGATGAGATTTGTAGACACACATAGATTTAGCCCAGTGGCTAATAAGATCGACCTACCCTGGGAAGATGATTTGTTTCATCACGATCCTCAAGGTATCCCTACCTCAGCCAAAGAGCGTGTAGCTTACATGAATGAGCACAATATCTATATCGATGATGATTGGTGGCAGAAACAGTATGATCGCTGTATGAATGGTATAACCTTTGAAAATGCTATTGAGAGAGGTGGAGATGCTTACATTGACGGTATTGATGCTATATGGTCAGGTAACGATTGTTATGTACCACAGTACGATATTGTCTTTAAAGATGGTAGGGTACACCTTACAGGTCGACAGTATTTCTATCTGAACTTCTGGAAGATTTATGCTAAGAAAAAGGATCAGAAGGTAAAAGATGTTATTGTTCCCCGTTTCTTAGACCTGGATTATTTCTTTTTCCGTAGGTGGTATATGATGGAGGAGCAGAGTAAGGATTCACAAGAACTGAAAGGTCGCCAGTTGGGTTTCTCGGAAAAGGGAGCAGGTGGTATTATCGGATACAACTACACCTTCATACCTGCTTCCGTAAATGTTATTGTTGGTGGAGAAGCTACAGACGCAGAGCATACCTTCGAAAATTGCGAAAGAGGGCTCGATGATCTTATCAATACACAGTTCTACCTGCAGAGAGCAATAGGTGGAGACAGCTCCTCAGTAAAGAAAAGCAGAAAGACTGCTTCAGAGATCAGGGCATTGACGGCTAAGGATAAGCCACAGACAGCCTCACGTTACTCACCTTATCTGGTATGGTATGAGGAGATCGGAAAGGGTAAAAAAGGCTGGTCTTTAGATGTAGCGGAGTTTGTTAAGCCTTCAATATATGCAGAGGATGAAAAGACAGGATACCAGATCTATATAGGCACAGGTGGAGAGATGGAAGAGGGGGCCCAGGATCTTGAACAGAGACATTATGATCCGGATGAAGAAAATATCCTTTCTTTTGAGAATAAGTATGAACCTGAAGGCGTAGATACTACCTCAAGAGTTGGACACTTTACTCCTAAATGGATGTTCAGGGTTATTGACAAAGACGGCAATAGTTTAAGGAAAGAGAGTATAGAAAAGATCAGAGCTGAGTATGCAGCACTTAAAAAGCCTAAGAAGAAATACATCTTCACCACTCAGAATCCTATCTATGCCTCAGAAGCTTTCCTTATCTCAAGCGGTGGTTTCTTCGGAGAGGCTAAGGTACAAATGCTCAATGAGAGAAAAGCATGGCTGAATAATCATAAAGGTGCTACAGGAGAACGCAAAATAAGTATAGACTGGATAGACCCTAAAAAACCATGGGCCGGTGTTACATGGAAAGATGATCCGGATGGATTTGCCACTATCTATGAACTTCCGGAACTTGATGAGGATGGTAATGTTTATAAGAATCTTTATGGTGCTGCTACTGACTCCTATGATCAGGATGAGGCTCACACCTCAACATCAATGGGTAGCTGCCAGATAAAGAAAGGTTTTCTCGATGCCAATCATACTTACAACAAACACGTTGCCCGGATTACTGAGAGGCCAGGAACAGCTGAAGGCGGTAAAGAGAAATTCTATGAGCATACTGCAATGTTGTGTGTTATGTATAATGCGATAAACCTTATAGAGTTTTCAAAGATACTGGTGATCGACTGGTACATACAGCATGGCCTGGGTTATATGCTGAAAGAAAGGCCGGAGTTTGTTACTGCAGCTATGATTAAAAAGAGCAAGGCTTCTAACAAATATGGCATCGATCCTTCAACTAAAATACATTGGTTAACTTTGCTTTCTGAAAGTCTTACTTATGAGAACATTCAAAAGATGGATGATGTAGAGCTGATAACGGCTCTTGCAAAGTACAGATATGATCCTTCAGGTAAGAAGTATAATTGTGATATAACAATTACTGCAGCACTACTTGAAGTTTTACAAAAAGATGAGGAGCATATAAAAGTAATCAGACATAAGAAAGAGAATACTGAACGGCCTTACAGGGCTTATAAATTTGTAAATGGTACATTCCAAACGATATAAGATATGGCTAAGCTAAGGAATAAAAAAATCACTAAATCCTGGAGAAAGGATCGGGCCTTTGAGATAAGAGACATGGCTATGGCCTCCTCTAATCAAAGACAACGGGATATTGATTGTTGGAATATGTATAACGAATACCAGGATGATACGGAGTTTGAATATCTGACTAAAGTAGGAGACTTCGATCTGCCGGCCAGGGTTCGTAATGTGGGTAAGCAGAGACCTAAGATCAACTTGCTTTCCAGCCAGCAGACCCGCAGGCCTTTTGTTTTTGATGTTACTACTGTAGATAAGGCCTCTTTGGAACGTAAGTATTCAAAACAGATACACAATAATTTAGATATTATTGATGAAAAGCTCAAAATGAGGCACTTTATCCTTTCTACAAAGTTTGTAGAGCTTGAGCAGCAACAACGCCAGGTGTCTGAGTTTTTACAAAAACAAGCACAGTCTGAAGAAGAGGCACAGCGTCAGGAACAGTTACGTCAGATGATGCCACAGCTAAACAATCAGATAGAGTTTATGAAGTCTACTATCGAAGAAGAACAGTATTTTACCGATAAAGAACTTCGTAAGATTAAGTCTTTAAAAGGTGCAAGTAAAAAACAGGTAGAGGAGATCCTTGCTCAAAAGAAAGTCGATGATCTGAGAAGGGAACTGAACATTTCCAGAAAGAGTACCCGTAGTTTTATCAACTGTTGTGTTACCGGAAAAGAGTTTTATTATGTAGATCATATTCCCGGAGAGAAAAATCCCCGTTTCGAGGCACTGGACACCCTCAAAGTATATTTCCCTGCTACAGATTCAGTAGAGTGGGTGCAGGAAGGCCCCTGGGTAATGACAGAAGAAGTTATGACCTATGACAATATTGTTAAGAGTTATGGAGATATGCTTTCTGATGATGAGCTTAAAGCACTTGAACAGCGTTACTGGCAGAATATAGATGATGGTGCTGACTTTGTAGCTACTCCGGATATGGGAGCCCTGCTTGCTGAGAATGTATATGCCGGAACAAAAGAAAATGCCAACGGTAATGGTATTAGGGTGTATAAGATCTGGTATAAGGTTGAAAGGAAAGTATTCCGGAAGATTTCTAAAAATAAACATGAGCCTGGTAAAGTATTTTCCCACTATATCCCGGAAGATAAAATTTTGATCGATTCTTCTGAGTATTTTTATGATAACGGTTATTACTTTAACAAGAAAGATGAAACAGAATATTATCCGAAAGAAAGAGTAGAGACCTTTAGTAAGAAAAAAGGAGATAAGGTTGAGACCTATTACATTGATGATCGCTATAAAGCTGTTATTATTGATTATGATATATTCCTTGATTATGGTAAAGATGTGATACAGCCAAGAACTCAGGATAACTGGAGAGATGTTTTACTGCCGGTAGTAGGATATACTTACAATAGCATTACCCACAGGCCGTATAGTCTTATCTGGAGTACGAAAGACCTTCAGAAGCTATATAAGATCGTAAGTTATCACAGAGAGCTGATGCTGGCTGTCTCCGGAACCCGTGGAAACATTATGGATATGTCTCAAAAGCCTCCTGATCTGTCAAGAGATGAGTGGGAGTATCAGATGAAAATGGGCCGTTGGTACATTTCCAGTACTGATGAAGATGGCCGGCGTAGAGATACCTCTTTTAATCAGTTTCCCGGATATGATCATACCATTAGCCAGGCTATTCAATTTCTGGACAATATCCTGGTAAGCATAGATAATGAGATCGGTGAAACCATGGGCATTTCCAGACCACGTTTGGGCCAGCAGGTATCTACTGATAAAGTAGGAACCAATCAGCAGTCTCAACAAATGTCTGAGCTTATTACAGAGATCCTTTATTACGACCATGATACTATAGAGGCCCGGGCACTTACCCAGCTTATCAATTTGAAGATAAAATACGGAATGTCTGAAGATGAACATTTCGAAGTATTTGATGCCAACCTTAACCGTGATCTTGTTAAGATACCTAAAGGTAAATTGCTTAATGCAGATTTTGAGGTACTGGTAAGTGATAATAACAAACAGCTAAGGACAATGGAAGAGTTGAAGCAGTTTGCTATTCGTCAGAATGAAAAGGGGCAGTTACCGTTTTTGGATCTTCTTACAATGTGGACTTCAGAATCCCTGGCAGAGATGCAGGTTAAGCTGGAGTACTTTACAGAGGAGTCTCAGAAACTTGCTGCTAAAATGGCACAGCAGGAACAGCACAATCAAAAAGAGCTGCAGCGTGAGAAGATAGAGCTGGATAATCAGTATAAGAAATTCTTTGAAGAACAGAGAGCACAGATAGAAAAGTATAAAGCTGATTTAGATGATGCTCAGGCTAAACGTTCAGAGGATCTTGAGAGACAGAACCAGGCATTGAAGAAATACGAAATCGATGTTGATAAGAACCTTCGTCTTATGGAAATTGCTACGGAAGATAAAACCGAAAGCAATATGCTTAAGAACCAGGATAAGCACCAGACCATTCAGGAAAAACTACGTGCTATAGAATTACAGATGCAGCAGGTAATGAATTTTGCACAGCTTCAGGTGCAAAAGGACACAGATGATAAAAAGCATACAGAGGCTATGGAGAAGATAAAAGTGGAAGATAAGAAGGCACAGACAATGGGCCGAAAAGAACACTTAGTTGATAATTAAAAATTGACATGACTATATTTATATTATAATTTTACATAATTATTAATCTAAAACAATGAACAATGGTACCAGATGATGTAAATGCAACAGAAGAAACTCAGGAGACTGCAGCGGTGGATCATAATTCTTTAGTAGAGCCGGAAACGGCAGAAACTATAGAGACCGTGGAAACAGTAGAAACACAAGAAACTACTGAAACACAAACGCAAGAGACTACCGAAACACAGCAGACTACAGAGACACAGGAAACAGTAACGGTTAATCCTATATGGGATTCTATTTCTAAGAAGTATGGCACAGAAGAAACTCCTTTTGTTATTCCGGAAGCTATAACAAGCGGTAATATTCCGGAAGGCAGAACAGAGGCAGATCTTATCATTGAAGCTATCGAAAACAATGTAAGACCTCCCCAGGCAGAGATTCTAAATGATCCTTTCATTCAGAATTATGTTACTGCCAGCCAGGGAGAAGATTTTAACAGGAGTGAATGGTTGATTCAACAGAGCCAGGAAATTTCTGTTCTTGGTTTACCCTCAGATAAGTTTCTGGAATTTTATCTCAGGGAGACTAACGGCCAGACTGAAGAAAACCCTAACGGATATACAGAGGAAGATATTTCAGAGTATATTTCCAGTAAAAACCGTATAGAGCTGGATAGAGAGGCCAACGCCATGAAGGAAGATTGGCAGAAGCAACTCGATGCCAAAGGTGCAAAGCAAAGAGAGGCTGCACAGCAGGCAGAAATACAGAGGTTCCAGCAATCAGAACAGGATAATCAGCAGCTTATAGCTGATCATATAAAAACTATAGCTAATGAGAAATCTTTTATGGGCTTAGAGTTTAGCGAAGCAGATAGGGCTCAATTCATAAAAGATCTTCCGGCAATGTTTACAAGAGATCCCAAAACACGGATGAATAAGTTCGAAGAATTAATATTCAATGATGAGTTTATATTAAAGCTCGCACCGCTGGTTTGGCTCGGAGAAAAACAAATGCGTGGGAAGATCAGTGATATGAAGGAATCCATAAAGAAGGATATTAGCACAAAGTTAGGCGTAACTCCAAAGGAACAGGCAGGGCCACCAGCGGCACCGAAAGCGGTAGACCGTTCAAGGTTGGTTTAATATGGAGTAAACATTTTTTATTCTCACTTAAATTAAAAAGATATGAGATATTTACCGGGGCAGCCGAGAGATATTGCAAATGAGTCTATATCCTCTCACAGTCTAATGGACGCTGCCGTAGCAAACGCTGATATTCTCCCTACAGTTTTTGAGTTGTGGAAAGAGGAAGAATCTCCTCTTACGTCGCTTCTTAATGTGAAAGGGATGAAGACTACCGGGCTTTTCGATGGCATGGTAAATAAAAACTACCGTGTAGTAAAGTCGAATCATGTCCAGTACGCTATTAAGAGTTCAGATAAACGCAAACTGCGTATAAGAAGTAACCCTGATGTGGGTGCTACTTTTTATTCTCCTACCTACCCGACACAGCCTGGTTTTAACCAGACACCCTTTTACATCTTTTGTGATAGTAACTGGGCGGGCCCAAAAGAGATCCTTGAACTTAACGACAACGACACACAGCTTTATATTTATGACGATAATCCTCCTGTAGAATTCGGTGATGCGTGGAGATATGAAGTAAAGCTGATTACCACCGTAAAAGAAGACTTCGTAGATGTTTCACTGCTTGCTGAAGGCAATGAGATCGGAGTCGTATCAACAATGGATATCCATGACTTCTCCGAAACAGGTGTTGAGAAATATACCTTCGATGGTTGGGGCCACGCTTACATGACTCTTCAAAGGCTGAAATATTCCTGGTCAGGTACAGCTGCCGCTATGAAAGAAGATAAATTATGGACTATCCATAATGGCCAGCAGACTTTCCTTACCCATGCTCAGAATGAAATGATGAAACGTGCAGCACAGTATCACGAATACTGGATGATTTGGGGTAAAGGTACGGTCAGTATGGATGGTGAAGTGTTGATGAAGGATAAGAAAAACCGTGAGGTTATGGCCGGTCAGGGTGTTATACACCAGAATGACGGTGCATATGAATATCCTTATAACAAATGGACAATGAAGTTCATTGAATCGCTTATGGAAGATGCTGATATCAGAGCCGGTATGGATGGTCTACAGGAAATTGTATTCCTGGGTGGCCGTAAAGCTGTTTCTGGTTTCTCACAGGCATTACGTGATGCTGGGTTTGTTACTCAGAATAACAACGTAGTAGGCGATGGTGCTTCAAAGGGTGTTATCAACACCTATAGCTACTATGAGGTTGACGGTGTAAGGATCATACCTAAAAGGTACCGTTGGCTTGATAGCCAGGAAAGAGCTTCTATGTATCTTGATGATGGTACACGAAAAGGATCTTGGGATGGTATTTTTGTTCCTCTGGGCAATACTCAGGGTGGCGATAAAGGTGTAGAGCTTGTACAGCTCAGGCCTCCTAAGACCGGTACAGTAAGTGGTATTGATAAAGGTGGTGAAATGGCTACCTCAGTTGATGGTTCACATAAGCATGTACTTTTCCAGACCGGTATCATTTCCAGGAATAAGATCCAGAAAATCTTCCGCCCTGTTCAGAGCGATTCAGTGTACCTTACACTTGAAGACCAGGGATCACAGTAGTATTAACTATTTAATTTATGACAATGAAAAGCACAGGAATAACTAAAAAAGTTGTACGGGTCATATCAGTTGACCCCAGGTACAGGAAATCTCCTTATCCGGCTGTTGCCGTTCTTGATGAAAGAGCCAATACTTACATCACGGGCCAGCACATTAATCCGGAAGACCCAAGCACTATTGGCAACCTGACTATTAAGGAAATGATTGGCGAAGTAGACCTGAGTGAAGATAAGAAGAAGAAATTTCCTTATATTATTAACCCTGAAAATCCCGTTCCGATTATTCATTTAAAAAGACTTAACCTCAGCAGATATGAAGATGGAAGTTATGTAGCTCCGAAGGATAAAGCTCTATATGACTTCTATCAACTGCAGAGGAGAGTTGTTGCACCCTCTAAAGACAAAGTTAAAAAGGGTACACATTATTTTTATATTGAAGATAAGGAACAGGAAGCAAGGCAATATGTAACCAAAAAAGATACAATCTTCAAAGCTCAGAAACTGGTTAGGGAACAGACAGCAGCACGATCTCTGGTCGATGTGGCTCTTTTCCTAAACTATAGTGTCCCGGGCTTTAATGTAAACGTTGATGTTTTAACAAAGCTGCAGTTAGAGGAGAAGATCCTTGTGGCTTGTGAAAAGCACCCGTATGATGTTATTAAGAGTTATAGCAAAGATTCTAAACAGATTCTTTATATACTCAAGTTGGAAACTAATAAGATCATTCAGCGTAAAGAGGGTAACTTTTTTGATGGTGGCAGGTTCTTAGGTGCTACGGTAGAAGAAGTCATTCGCTTTATGGATAGAAAGGAAAACGAAACCTTTGTAACCAAGTGGGCTAAACAGTACCACGATAAAGTAAAGACCCTTCCCGATGATATTCCGGAAACCAGTGTTGAAGGTGTTGATGAAGAAAAGGCTAAGGAGAAAGCTATTTTAGAGAACCAGGTTAAAGTGCGTAATGCAAAAAGAGGACAGCTGAAATCGAGGATGTCAAGAACTAAAGATGATGATAAGCTAATTGCTATAGCTATTGAAAATGGTGTAACAGAAGCTCATGCCCAGAAACTCTTTGAGGGAGCTGGCCGTGATCTTCTTATTGATTTTACAGTTAATCTTATATAGCCATGTTATTAACGACTCAAGAGCTTTATTATGCCTTTTTGGATGGTATCCGTAACTATAAAACAGATACAGTGCCTCCGGATAGGTTTAATCGATTGATCAATGATGCTCAGGATATATGGATAAGAGAGAACATTCCTTTCACCGATCTTACTCAAGAAAACATAGATAAACTGGAAGCGATCCACGTTATAACAGATGGAGTATGTGTGCATGAAGGAATAACTTTATATCCTATCACACCTGAGAGTGCCGGCAATCCGAGCGTGTTCACACTGCCTTTGGATCCTGATGCCGACATTCCGAATGATCAGGAGACTACACAGAACTATCCAAGGTATATAAGAGCTTTGGGAGTTTCGTTTAAAATTAACTACGGAGATGATGATAATTGTGAGCAATCGGGTATTAGTGATTGGCTGGAACTGGATTTAATCCGTTCTGATGCCAGAACTGCCGAAGAACACAATCATTATAAGAAAGCTACTAACAGAAGAATTAAGTACGATATCAAAGGTGGCCTTATTTATTTATATACCGGTGGTGCCACTGGGCACAGTTTCCGGTTAGAATATCTGAGGTATCCCCGCAAAATATGGTATGATGATGATGAATTTGTAGCGGGCAGAGACCATGGTACTTTTACTCCTGCAGTAGATGTTGATCCGTATGTTAATGGCTATGGAAGTATTAATTGTGAGATACACCCACTATATCGCAGAGATATAGTAGCTATCGCAGTGCGTACTTATCTTGAAGGTTCTGGCGATCCCAGGTATCAGTCCTATCTTGCAGAACAATCTTTAAGACAGAATAACCAAACAGTTAAATAAAATAAATTATAAATCATGGGAAATTTATCAAAACCTATCCCGAAGCTGCTCTTTAATACATTAGCGGCTTCAGACTTTGGCATATCTCAGGATATGTTAATCGCTTTGCAAGGCAGCTATTTCAGACCAGGCTTTAAGTTTCATGCTCTTGGTGTAGGCCTTGAAATGGAGTGTTACATGACTGGGTGTATTACCAGAGAGAAGATTGAGCCGGATGATGGTTCAATCAAATGCCAACTGCTTACTATTAACGATCTTTGCCCTTGCGAGGATTGTAACTACGAATACGGAATTACCATTGAGGGTACCGTGAGAGATCCCGGTGTGCTTAATGATAACTACTACCCTACCAATCGTTTTTATGGTAGTGTCCTTGATAATGTTCAGGAATGCAGCGATGGAACGATGAGTGAAGAAGATGTACTTCTGATGGAGGATACAATCCTGAAACAGATCTTTGATGATGAGGATGCGATTGTGGAGGCCGGAAGAATGTACCTGATCAGTGATGATGATGCTACAGATGAGAGTACGCTTGTTATTAACAGTAACGGAAACACTATTACCATTACAGTAGCAGGCGATCACAGTACCCCGGCTGTTACCGGAATCAGTGATTTTGTTACTGCTATCAATGTTCAGCTTGCCGGCGAGATCACTGCTTTTCCTGGTGCTACTGATACAGAGTTTTATCTTATTTCTCCTGTAGGGGGAGCTAACTTCACGGTTGAAGCTGGCACCGATACAAGTATAACCTGGAGAAAGATTGCTATCAGGCAGAAAGATGTGAACGTTCAGTTCCACGTTAAGTATGATAATTCATTTGTAGCTGGTATTGAAGGATGCTACGGATTTATGCTTGATTGTACTGATGATTCAGTAGCAGATGTGGATATTTACTTCCAGGATGGATCTGGAGATAGTTTTTCTGAAGCAGATATTGACGACCTTGTAGATTCTATCAATGATGCAGATATCGGTCTTCGTGCTGTTAATGTTGACGGATACCATGTCTGGGTAACAGGTGTGCAGGAATTCGATGATCTTTCTATCAGGGTAACATTCCCTGCAGGCTCAAGTATTTTACTGGTAGGGCTTGTGCAAGATCCATTTGGAAGATTCCCGTATCTTACGTCTGATGATGTATTCAGGGTGTTTATGCACGTTCCTCAGAATGGTATGCTTTCCAATATGACTTACAGAAGGAATGAACCTATTGACGGTGAAAGATACGTCAAGTATATCCTTACTTCAACCTGTGATCACGTTGATTCGCTTAGTGAGGGTGCGAGCCACCTGAACCTGTTCAGAGGAAGTATTGAAATTTATATCCTTGAGAGCCTGGTCGATGACCTTCTCTGGGATTCTAATGACTGGATGGATTCAGATCCGGCTATACCGGATTCATCTTTTGATGATCTGATAGAAGCGTTCTGTCCGGTAATTGGCCCGTAATCGAAACTAACAAGATTGAGAGGCAGCCTTCGGGCTGTCTTCTCTTTCTTTTAATAACACACCAATGGCAAATCCTAAATACAAAATAAGAGATAACATCATTCTTCAGCTTGAGGGTCTAAAGCTAACAGATGATAGCTTACTTGATCCTGAGTTTATAGAAGATCAGATGGATATTATGCGTGCCTCTCTGATAAGAGAAGATTTCGATAATAAGAAAATGTCCGATGAATACTATCAGATTGTGGATTGCCTGGAAGTACAGTGTGAATCTGCTTCTGAGTGTACCATTGACGGTATTACTATTGAGTCTAATGAGAAGTTTTATTATGTTAATCTGCCTACTCTTGTAACAAAGATAGAATGGAAGAACATAAAATATCTGGGTACTGATAAGTTCGGCACAAGAAATAACTTTGTACGCAAAACCTTATCCGGATATATAGCTTCTGCAGGAAACAGGTACACGGGCCATAATCCTCTATATACTGTTGTCGGAGAACAGGCTGTTTTAAAGAACCTGCCCTCACTATCTCCAAAGTTTCTTACAATGGTAGCGATCTTAAATGATCCGCTTACAGCTTGTAATTATGATGCTGAAGATGATTATCCTGTACCCTCAGTAAACAAGTTACAGTTATTGGTATTAAAGCAGGTGTTATCTGCATACGGCCTGACCAGGGATCATATTAATGATGCCCTGAGAGAACCGATGATGACACTGGGAGAAAATGTAAGAACCAGTAAACAATAGGAAATGGCATTAAATGTAAAGGAGAAAGCCGAAGGTCTTAGGCAGATAATAGCAGGCTGGAGAAATTACATATTTGAAAACCCAAATGTTGAAAAAGAGGCCCACAGAAGAATTAAGATATGCTCGGATTGTTTCTACTGCGATAGAATTACAGTTACCAGGCGTATCCCTGTTCTGAAAAAGGTCTCTTACATAGGCTGCACTAAATGTAAGTGTCCTATAGAAACAAAAACAAGGAGTTATAAATCAGCATGTCCGATGGGGAAGTGGTAATAGGAAGAATCGTAATGTATGAATCGATCAGGATGAAAGGTAGTGAAGATAACTACCAGTGGTTCCTGGTTAACAGACAGTACGATTATACGGATACTCAGATGATTGTTAATCAGTGTGAGGATTGTGCCGTAACATACCAGAAACAGCAAATGATCCATTATAAGGTTTATGTGGATGATGAGTATTTCTGGATACCTGATTACGCCTGTGTCGTTTATAATCCGGAGATACCTGAAGAATGGCAGAACAAAGACAAGTATGCCAGGGAGAAGTATGAGGATAAGACTCCGGACATGATACAGACCTCAAGAGATGTATTCGGTCAGCCGATAGATAACACCTACAAGATTGATATTAACGACAGACGTTATAAACAGGCCATACAGAAGATTAAAGAGCAGAACAGAATAATGAAAAGATCGAAAGGATATGGAAAACAGCCAGGGCAACCGGAAGTTTAAGCCACACCTTCAAGAATATGATCAGGTAGATATATATGATTTGTTAAATGATGAAAGTTCTTTGTATAAGGTAAACCGCAACTTTGGATCCTGGGAGGAGCTGATCGGGAATCTGGTAGAAGGTAAGACCAAGCATTATAAGAGAAGCAGAAAATCACTAAGGCAGAAAGTAGTTACAGAGGTAGTATATGCTTTTCTTGATAGAATGATGAAAGATGTTATATACCACAATGAGACTTTTGTGTTTCCATATAACAGCTTTGCCAAACTTACCATAGGGATTAATTACGATTTTGATAGTCCTAACTACCGGTTTAATATAATGACTGAAGGACTAAACTTTGCTCCCCGGATACTTCTTTCGAACTACTCTTATAAGAAGATAGGAAAGATGTACTATACACGGTTTACCCGAAGATGGAGAAAGCGTCTTTACATCGAGATTGATAACGGCCACCGTTATGCACCTCAGAAAAAGATAAAATATGAATTACGACAACTCTAAATACACTGATCACTTAAATATACTTGCAAGGTTAACCAGGTATATAAAGCAAAAAGAATTTCACCCTGATGATGTAATGGAATGGTGTCAGGAGGTGGAAACAGATTATCTGGGAGATGTGGACAATATGTTTTTATTCCTGCAAGTTCCTTTGGTTGTAACCAACTATGCAGCTAAACTTCCTTGTAATGTTCACCGGGTAATAGATATCTACACCGATCCTAACGATAATGGATCTA